TCTCGTCAGTAGACCAAGAAGGTTTTCCTTGGACCAAGGCCATGTTGAAGCCACGCAAACGTGAGGGTATCAAAACCTTCTACTTTACAACCAACACATTCTCAATACGTGTGGCTCAATACAAGGCCAACCCCAAGGCCAGCATCTATTTCTGCGATACAAAAGGTTTCAAGGGCATGATGCTGCGCGGCACAATGGAGGTGCTGACGGATGCTGCCTCGAAGGAGATGATCTGGCGCGACGGCGACGAGCAGTACTACCCCGGCGGTGTCACCGATCCCAACTACTGTGTCCTGAAGTTCACTGCTACCGATGGCCGTTTCTACAGCGATTTTTATCCACGTAGTTTTGTTATTGAATGATGAAACAGGAAACATTCGTCACAAATCGATGCAAAATATCCTAGAAATTTTGAGCTTTCCACATTAATCCGTATTTTTGCAGCCTCAAACAGATGAATGATATGAAAAGTCAGATGCAACTCCGGCCATTCCATCAAGACGATGCAGAGACGATTCTGAGTTGGTGCAAGGACAAGCAGGCGTTCCGCAGGTGGAGTGCAGACAGGTATAAGGACTTCCCTGCACAGCCGGAGGATTTGATGGAGCAATACAGTGGCGACAATATGTATCCCTTTACGGCTGTCATCAGGAATACCATCATCGGGCATATCCTGTTGAGACACCCGTCGGAGGATAAAACCATGGTGCGCTTCGGCTTCGTGATTGTCGATGACGAACTGCGAGGCAAAGGCTATGGCAAGCAGATGCTCCAACTGGCTATCCGGAAGGCGAAAGACGAACTGGGAGCCCAAAGGATAACGCTGGGCGTCTTTGACAATAATCCGATAGCCCTTCATTGCTATGCATCCGTAGGGTTTCAGGTAACAGGTACGGACACGTATCTGATAGACGGGGAAGAATGGACAGGTAAGGAAATGGAGCTAATAATAATGAAGTGATGAAACAGGAAATCAATCCCAAAGAAACCAGTCGGTCGATGGCGTTCGAACTGTGGATGAAGTCGCCCATGCCGATGGTGACGCTCACTAAGACCTTCGACGTGACGCGACTCTGCAGGGTCAGCAGGCGGCGCGGACTGAAGTTCAACATGTTGCTCTGCTGGTGCATTGGCAAGACGGCCTCCAGGATAGAGGAGTTCTATATGCTGCCACATGACGGGAAATTGTACAAATACGACCGGATGGCTATCAACTTGATCGTTGATAACGTCAAGGGCGGACTCTGTTTTTGCGATGTTGCTGTCACCGACGATTTGGAGCAGTTTAACGCCAATTACCTGCGTCTTACAAAGACCGTCAGCCAAACCTGCCAGGATATTCTGGACGATGGAGCCGTCATTGTCGGTACATCGTCGATAACAGGCACGGAACTCGACTGCATCGTCAACCAGTACAGCGGTATCTTCACCAATCCCTTCCTCGCCTGGGGCCGCTATCGCAAGGGCTGGCTGAAGACCACGCTCCCCATCTCCTTCCAGTTCCATCATGCCCAGATGGACGGCGGCCATGCCGCCCACTTACTTGAAGAACTGCAAAAGACTATCAATCAAGTATAAGTTGTCACAAGCAGTCACAAAAAAGGAACCTCATCGAGTCAGTCAGGAACTACAACAAGTCCTTCCCCGACGGCTATCCCGTACCCCTCTGGTATGCGCATATGGAGACAACAGTTAAGAACCCCGTCGTCATCAGCGACATGAAGAAGAAAATCAGGGACATCCAGATGGCTATATCCTGGCGTGAGTTATCACGGGAATATCACGGGAATTGCGAAAAAGAAAAACCGCTAAGCAACTAATTATCAGTCTCTTAGCGATTCTTTCTGTCGGGATTACTGGACTTTATTTGCGATTTTCGTCTCTTGAAACCCCGATAAAATCAGGACTCATTTCTTTGTTTTTATACCGTTTTGTCCGAGTTCTGTCCGAGTTTTAAGGCTGCTTGGGCAGTCGCTCTTCTATTATGGACACAAGGCGGCTGATAAGCTGCTGGTTGGTCTCTATCTGCTTGTCCTTCTCTCTGATAATGTCAAGCAGGCGGGGGTCGCAGGTGTAGTTGCCCTTGAAGGCCGTGCTGTTGTGGTCGGCAAGTATGCTGTCGCCTGACAGCGTGTTGCCATACAGTTCCCCGACGGTCAGGCCCATGACGTGCGCCGCCGCCTCAATGACCTCGGTCGAGACGCTGTCGGTCTTGAGCATGCGTCCGAAGTTCTGTTCCTTCTTTCCGAGCTCTGCGGCAACTGAGCGCAGGGTGTAGCCGCGTCGCTTGATTTCGTGTTTGAGCTGCTCTCCAGTCATATCATCAGTTTTAATTAGTTGTATGTTAATATAACCTAAAAAATTAATACTTTATGATGATTTCTCATCATTTAGTAATATCTTTGCAACGGTTTTAAATTTTATTTTCGCTACAAAAATAATAAAATGACGGCAAATAAGCAAGTAAAAAGTGAAGAATCTCGCATTATAGAACTTCAGAACTATTACGCGGGATTGAGCAAGAAGGAGCGTAGCGGGCTGCTTCGGTACCTCATCGCCACGTATGGCTATAGCTATACTACGCTGGTAACGAAGTTCAGCCGGAGAATGAACCAGAACTTCAACGTACGTGACCTTGCTTTGATAGAACCTGTTATAAGTAGTGCGGAATGGAGAGAGTAGAGTTCTTCGTTATAAACGGTGTGACCTGCATCAGCAGGAATGGTGTCAGCAAAAGACTGGCTCCTGATGACCGTGCTGAGGTGGAATACATGCTGCAGAAGATTGGCGAGTATTTCCCTGATGCGCTGGATGCCTTGAGGAAGTTGGCCTCTGCCTCGCAACCGAACAGGCGGTGGTATGAGTTCCGGATGGTGGACAGGTTCATACGCTGTAACTTCGGGGAGGCCGACTTCCTTCATGCAGACGTGGAGATGGACATGTTCCACATTGAGGAGGTGAGGTGTCCTCTGAGAGGGATATGCGAACATGAAGGTGTGATTTGCAAGCCTAAACTCAAACTGCCGATGACGGAGGCTGAGCAGGAGGTGGCCACGCTGTACTCGAAGGGGTGCGCTCCCGGCGAGATTGCCCGTCGGCTGAAGAAGAGCATATCGACGGTGAAGAACCAGCTGAACAGTGTGACGAAGCGGCTCAGGCTGAATAGTACCAGGGACCTAATCAAGCTGTTGAGCGTGTATCCGCTATGAGAATAAAAGCCGGCCGCCCCACATGCCATTGATGAACTGTATCGATAAAGTGTTGTTTTCTTTGTGGGGCGGCATATTTTTCCTAACATGTCTGAAAAGCGTGGGATGGCAAAGCGGAAAGACGCTTGGCAGGCTGGACAGACAGCCGCTTTCGAGACAATGGACTAAAAACAATTAATAACATGAGAGTAAAGGATTTTGAAAAAGCTATCGACGAGCTGGGTGGTGTGACCATCGACAGCATGAACCTGCGCGGTGGTCATGTGCGGATGTGCCTGGCCCACACGAAGAGCGAGCTGCTGAAGTTTGACAGCTTCGGACGGGCGTTTGCCGTCGGACTGGGTCACTGCCCTGTCTCGCGGGAAGACCATGAGGTGTATGATGAGGATGAATACGGACTCCGTGTGCCAAAGTATGACCTTCAATTCGGATAGGGTTATGTACGTGGAGATGACTAAGGGACAGGAGGCGAACCTGATGGGTATGACCGTTGAGGAGACAGCAGGGCTGCAGAGAATGATAGAGGGTGCATCGCTGGAGGAGCGGCGTCAGTTCAACGGGATACTCAGGCAGCTGAAGCAGCTCCTGATTGCGCCGTATAATTGGACTGACAATCCCTAGAATTTTAGTAAAGAGAAGGTTATGGACAAGTGGTTTTATATTGAAGTGCAGACGTATCAGTCTGTCAATAAGATGGGGCTCGAGCTGGGCCACTATGTAGAAGAAAAGTACGATCATGTGGTGGTGCATAAAGACTGCATCCCCGATATCTATGCTGATATCGAAGCGAAGAAAGCAGAACTAGAGGAGAAATACCCCAGGAGCAGGCCGTTCAAGTACGAAAAGAGAGAATATAAGGACAGGTGGCAGGAGACGGTTCCTGAGATTTCTGCTAAGCCCGACAGCACTTATAACGACAATTATATATTTGTCCTCAGAACTAGCTCAATCCGCAAGATGAATTTAGAAACCTCGTTAATGATATAGATATATGTCGGAAAAAGAACTAAAACGAAAGGCCGTGACGCTCTGTGAGGGGGGCGCCGTATGGGTGAGCGGGTTGATGGTAAAAGCAAAGCGAGTTCCTGAAGAAGAATTTGCTTGTCAGCTTTGCGAAATGGATTCAGCCTGTGATAGAGAAATGTGCGACCTTTGCGCAGAGTGTGACGGCTATGATCACCACAAGCATATACTTTATTTGTACAACCAAGAAACGATGAAAAATTTATGAAAAGAAGATATCAAAGACCATTATCAATCCCAGCTATCAGGGAGATTCGGGAGGCTATTAAAAGAGGGGACATTGGTGGTTGGCTCGTTGAAACCGGAGAGAAAGCCAATGCAGGAAGTGTAAAGGTGAAGTACACCCTCAAAAATAAGCCTTGGATTGTTGAAGTTATAGCAAGACGCAATTATGATTTTCGAAGAAATTAAATCCTAAAAGTAAGATGGAGAATAACATTCCTGATAAAGTCTCTTGGCGAGTAGTTGATGCTTGGGCTGCTATACCACCATGCAACCCTTCTAGCTCTCATCCTTATTGTCACGTTCAGTGCCCATATTTTTACGAGTGCTATCCTGAAGATTATGAAGATGAAGAAAATGAATAAAGCCAAACAGTTTCTGCAGCAGGTACTTCGAGAGCTCGCAGAGATAGATCTTCTTAATCCTGAAATTCCTGTAGAACTGGTCGTCGAGCAGAGGTTTAGCTGGGAAACAGAAAGCCAGCATCAACAGCTTATAGACAAAGTTGTGGAATGGAGATCCAAAGGAAAAGTAAATTGGAAAGACAAAATAATATGAAAGTTTACATCAGTGGAAAGATCTGTGAGGAGGTGATCAGCGATGCCACCCGCCAGAAGTTTGCCAAGGCCGAGAAGATGCTGCAGGCCAGAGGATATGATGTCTTCAATCCGACGCAGAAAGATTGGCAAGAAGAACTGCATAGAGGCTACCAGCGTGACTCCGCGATACAGCCGTACGGGGAGAAGGTCACTTTCTATGCCTATGCGCTGCTGCGTGACCTGATGGTCCTGGCAACGTGTGACGCCGTCTATTACCTTGCCGACTGGGAGAAGTCCTGCGGTGCCGGCACGGAGATGAGCTTCGCGCTGGCTACGGGAAAGAAGCAGCTGTGGCAGGTTCTGGAGCATGCCCGGCTGAACAGGAGTGACGAAGAGACGGCGGAGGAAGTATGGTTACCGATAGAAGCAGAGGAGGTGGTTGTATGAAGACGCTGTGTGAGGATCTGAATCCTAAGTGCAAGAAGATATCAGACAAGGCCAACGACCTGATGTTTCAGGCGACCGGTTCTGCCGAAGATCTTTGTCACAGGCTCCATCTTCTTGAAGACAGGTTAGAAAAGGAGTATGTCTTAGGCTACGACGGTTACATGAAGCTGCGCGTCATGGCGGCTCGAGCCTCGAACATCAGCAATGAGCTGGTAGAACTGATCAACCTCATCGACGAGAAAGACATGTGCCCATGAAAAAGCAGAAATATGTCATCACGGCCGAGAACAGGCTGACGGGCGAGCGTGAGGAGATAAGTGCCCCTCACGACTTCCTCACCACGCAGAACATGCTGTACCGTAAGCAGTCTGTGTTCCGCAGGAAACGCCATTGCGCATGGCTGCACCTGCGCATGGAGGCGTGGCCACGTGAGCCGGAGCGGCTGGAGTTTGCTAATGTGTAACCAGGTATTTTGAAGACGCGGCCCCCTGCCGTATCTTTGTGCCAGAAAGAGAAAGATCATGATACCAGTACAGAAAATCTACGACAGCACCCGCGGCGGTCTGGACATCATCACGTGGATATACCCGCAGTCGGTGGGTGATGACGGCCTGCCCGTGAAGAAGTTCAAGGTGCGTAACGAGAAGACGCCGTCGGCCTGCCTGCACAAGAGGAAGTCGGCCAAATACGGCGAGATATGGGGCGTGACGGACTTCGGCGGCGACGGCTGGAAGTCTGCCATCCAGCTTTACATGGACGAGGTGAACCTGCCTCAGGACCGCTTCAACGAGGCGGTGCTGCAGATTGCGGCGCACTTCGACATACGTGACGAGCTGGACCACTCAATCAACAAGGCGGAGTTCACGGAGCGTGAGGCGCGTGCCGACGAGCCGGACGGCCACCGTGACTTCGAGATGAAGGAGTTTACTGAGGCTGAGCTGAAGGTGCTGGGCCCCAACGTGACGCAGGAGCACGTGGAGGCGCTTCACTGGCACTCGGTGAAGTGGTTCTCCTATACGAAGGACCGCAAGACCAGGATACGCTACTCGAACGAGAACTACCCCATTTTTATGCGCGAGTGCGTGGTCAGTGAGGCTACGGGCGACGCTGAGGAGGTGAAGTTCTACAAGGTCTATGAGCCGCTGAACCCGGACAAGGGCTACCGCTTCCAGTACTTCCCTGCAGGCGTGAAGCCGGCCAGGTACATCAACGGCCTCCGTGAGCTCATCAGGGCTGAGCAGAAGTTCAATGCCGACGAGGAGAAGGAGTGGTGCCGCACGCATACCGAGGAGGAGCCCTACAAGCCCAAGAAGCTGCCCGAGGCCTTCATCTGCAGCGGTGAGCGTGACGCGCTGTGCTGCCGGAGCCTGGGCTACATGCCGCTGTGGTTCAACAGCGAGACCTACAAGCTGAGCGAAGAGGAGGTGAGGGAGATCATGAAGCACGTGGAGGTGCTCTACAACATACCGGACATCGACGAGACGGGGGTGCGCAAAGGCAGGGAGCTGGCGCTGCGTTTCATCGATGTCCGTACTGTATGGCTGCCACAGTGGCTGTGCGGCTACCGCGACAACCGTGGCAAGCCGCGCAAGGACCTCAGGGACTGGATGGAAGTGCGCCACACGCGCAAGGATTTCCGGCTGCTGATGGCCATGGCCATGCCTGCCCGCTTCTGGAAGACGTCCTTCAACAAGAAGACCGGCGAGACGCGCTACTCGATAGACACGGCCTGCCTGTACAACTTCCTTAAGCTAAACGGCTTCTATGCCCTTCATGACGACAACCAGAAGGAAACGAAGTACGTCAAGATAGACGGCTACATCGTCCGCTCGGTGACTCCCAAAGACATGCGTGAGTTCGTGCGCCAGTGGGTCATTACTGAGGTCCGTGACCTCGGGGTGCTCAACCTGGTGCTCGACACGCCGAAGCTGTCGGCAGGCATGCTGGAGAGCATTGACGAGGTGACGCTCGACTTCACGTCGTTTACCCACGACTCGCAGCTGTTCTTCTTCCCTAACGTCTGCGTGAAGGCCACGCCACGGCGTCTGGAGGTGACCCGGAAGCAGGACTTCAAGTTCCCCAACTATGTGTGGGAGGAGAACGTCATCGGGCACCAGTTCACGCTGCTGGACGACTTCTTCACGATAGAGCGGCATACCGGCGAGGACGGGCGGACAACGTTCTCCATCCGGATTGACAAGGTGGGCTCGAACCTGATGGGCTACATGATCAACAATTCCCGCATCTTCTGGCGTAAGGAGATGGAGCAGCGCTTTGACACGGCAGATGAGCGCCGTGAGTATGCCGCCCGGCACCGCTTCGACATAGCTGGCGAGGGACTGACGGCAGCCGAGACGGCCGAGCAGGAGCAGAACCTGATCAACAAGATCTTCACCATGGGCTACATGCTGCACCGCTATAAGTCGCCTTCGCGGGCCTGGGCCCCCATGGCCATGGACTCTAAGATTGGCGAGAACGACGAGTGCAACGGCCGCTCGGGCAAGTCGTTCTTCTTCAAGGTGCTCTCCATGCTGCTCCGGACGGTGAAGCTCAGCGGGCGCAACCCGAAGCTGATGGACAACCCGCACGTCTTCGACCAGGTGACCCAGCACACGCAGATGCTGCTCATTGACGACTGCGACCGGTTCCTGAACACGGGGCTGTTCTACGACAACATCACCTCGGACATGACGGTGAACCCAAAGAACAACCAGTCGTTCACCATTCCCTTCGAGGAGTCGCCTAAGATAGCCTTCACCACCAACTACGTGCCGGCCAACTTCGACCCCAGCAGCGAGGCGCGCCTGCTGTACATGGTGTTCTCGGACTATTACCACCAGAAGACGGAGGACAACGACTACCTGGAGAGCCGGAGCATTCGCGACGACTTCGGCAAGGACCTGTACTCACGCCTGTACTCGGAGGAGGAGTGGAACCAGGATCTGAACTTCCTGCTGCAGTGCGAGAAGTTCTACCTCAGCGTGTCGCAGGAGCCGGTGAAGCTGCTGCCGCCCATGGCCAACATCATCAAGCGCAAGTGGAAGGCTGACATGGGCGAGTCGTTCGAGGACTGGGCCAACGGCTACTTCAGCGAGGAAGGCGGCCGTCTGGATGACTTCATCGTACGCGAGAAGGCCTTCAGCGACTTCAAGGCGGCCACCGGGTCCAACAAGATTGTGATGAACACCTTTACGCGCAAGCTGCGGTCGTTCGTCGAGCTGTGCCCGTGGGTGAGCGAGCTGAACCCCGAGGAGTTCCGCAACGGCCAGGGACGCATCATCCGTCGTGACAAGGATGCACCGCCGGGTGCCCCTGCCGTGGAGATGATCTACCTGCGCAGCGTGAAGTCTTCAGCTGAAGCAGCCGATGAGCGCATCAACCGGGAGCTCCAGCTCTTCAAACAGGAGCATCCCGGAGACGAAGCATTCTGATTTTGTTTCCATAACATCTTCCGACGCCCCACCTGCCCGAGAGAGCCGGTGGGGCTTTTGTTTTGCACCGTAGCGTTTAACCAGGTATTATCCAAAAAGAGACACACCGTTACAGACACATGCCGCCCATGGGGGCTGATGACTGCCGGCACCAGATTTGCTGACGGTGTTGCATCCAGCCCTCCTCATGCCCCTTCCGGCCACGGCATTTGCGCCCTTTCCCCTCCCTTTTCATTTTTGTACTAAAATTCTGTAACTTTGTAAACAGAGTCGGTGAAAGGGTCTGAAAGAGTAGTAAATAAAGGAGGTCTGAGCGTTACAAACTTGCTACAAAGTTACGTTACACTTCTGCTACACTTTTTGAAAAGTGTAACATGGTTGTAGGCCGTACACTCTTTATTTTAAGGGAAATTAACGGAAAAAGCCTCTTGTTACAGTTTAAAAGTGTAGCAGAAAAGTGTAACAGGCAGTTGTAACGTTGACAAAGTTACTGATTTACAAGTGATTAGTGTCTGCGTTACAAAATTACAACTTTTTCGGACAGAATTATATCAGACGCTGCCCGAAGAAAACGTTGCAAAAATTGAAGAACAAATCAAAAATGTATAGTTTTTTAAGTCGGATTTAATCAGAAATGATTACCTTTGCACTGTATTTAAAACGAAGACATCTTATATATGAGTCAATTCCTTATATATATTAAACTGCCAGCCTATGAACGTGAGTGGTGCGAACACCATTTTGGGAGTCCATGCGTGTTCCCTCCATCAACTAACATCAACAGTGTCATAAGACATTTCACGAGAAAACGTCCGGAAGGTGAATTGCCGGTATCGCAACAGCCTGGGGAACTGGCCATCTGCCTGATGGGGTCGGCAAAAAAGAAACCGGAAGTGTATAACTGGATCGGGAAGCATGGCAAAGCTGCCATTGCCGAAGCCATAGACGATATCTTCATCATGCAGATGTGGGAGGACCTGACAGACATCGGCTGCAGAAGCATACAGCTTTCAAAGCTGATGATGGACTGGATGGAGAATAACGGTATCTCTATGCAGGGCAATAACTATGAGAACCTGCGCATGAAGTTCATGAGGCTTAAGGATGCTTTCCGCAAAAGCGCCGGCATCAACATCTCACGAGGCTACAAGCATGAGGGAAAAAACTCAAAGAAGGAATAATAGTAGTTTACGTAAATTTTACGTAGATTTTCTTTTCACAAAATCGAAAAAAAAGTTCAAACCTGTTTAAACTCGTTCAACTATGTTCAAACCCGTTCACATCAGTTTAATTGAAATGACCGATGCAGAAAATCTTTCGGCCATGATTTTGTTATCAGACTCTTCATGCAAGCTGCAGGAGAATGTCAATTTCACAGTAATTAACATTGATGGACTCGCTGAAGTTAATATCGAAGAGGATTATCAGAATAACCAAAAAACATACAAGACGACTCTCCAATTCAACAGCTGCTCTAAAAAACCTCTGTCTATGCGCCAGAAAGCGTTCCGGCTTACTGCATTGGATGGAAGACGCTATTTGATAGGTACGTCTGAGCGGCCTTTCCCTATTATTAAAGAGAAAAACCCCTTCCCTCGACTGCCAACAGGTGAGCAAATGAAATCAGTTAGCATTTCCTGGAACAGCATACACCCTATGATGATGATAGAGGAGTAATGTATTTTTATATAAATATTGTACTTTATACCTTTGCGGAAAATAATTCCAAAAGATATGAAGTACAATTTCTATATTACTGGGACAATCGGAGTGGAATACGACTGGTGGACCGGCCAGCGTGGTACCACTGCTAAAATGGTCAAGGACTTCCTTCAGGCACACCAGGATCAGGAAGTAACCATTGCTGTCTCTTCATTAGGAGGCTACATCGACGATGGACTTACTATCATGGAATACATCAAGGATCATGGCAAGTGCAACATGGTCATCATCGGAATGACGGCAAGCGCTGCCACCATCCTCTGCATGAAGGCTAAGAGCATCAAGATTGCAAGAGGCTCCATGATGCTCATACATAACTCGTCACAGATGCTCGAGGTCTGGACAAGTGCCAACAAAGAACAAATAGATGCCATCATTAAGCAGTTCCAGCATGAGCGGGAGCAGCTTGACACAATTGACAAGTGCCTGGCTGATATCTACAGCCAGAAGAATGGCAAAACACTCGAGGAAAACCTATCCTTAATGGCCAAGGAGAAATGGCTGTCCGCTCAGGATGCACTTGACTTCGGCCTGGTGAATGCCATCCTGGATGATGAAGACGGGCAGATGAAGGCTAAGGCCGTCATGAATGCATATACGAGTGTCGCAGGAGCCTGTGAGCACTATGGACTGCCACTCATGGAGAATGACAGACAGCCTGGACGCTCTTTCTTCCAGCGCATGAAGGAGGCACTGAAGCATGTGTCCGGCATCATGAACGATGCTGAAACGCAGGAACCTAACTCTCAAACTAATTTAATAATGAACAAGACGTTTATCAAGGTTAACGCTCTCCTGAAGGTGGAGGGCCTTGACGTGTCAGGCAACGGGGTTGTACTGACAACAGAGCAGCTCCAGGTCATCGAAGACGCCCTCGCAGAACTGCAGGGCAAGGTCGAGAACCTGGGCAACATGGAGTCACAGCTGGCTCAGCTGAAGACTGACAAGGAAAATGCCGAAACGGCAAAGAACAACGCAGAGCAGAAACTGCTCGCGCTCCAGAAGGAGTTCGACGAATTCAAGGGAGAGGCTGGCGATGACACCAGTCTGAAGCCCGGAGGTGAAGGTGGCAAGGCTGAGCCTTCCACAGCAAAAGATATGTATAACGGCATCAAAAATCTTCTTTAACTATGGCTAAAATAGCAGACATGACCGTGGATGAACTGGCAAAAGTCATCACTCCACAATTTCTCGAGGAAAGTGCACAGCTAATCAGCCGCCAGCTGCAGCAGGTGCCACTCCAGGTGTTCCAGGATCAGACCGCCAAGTACGTCACCGTGCTTCCCGGTGTCCGTAATTCCATCACTTTCTCTGAACTCGACGGCGATGCTCAATTGGCTCCATGGAAATCGAGCCGACGCGATGCAGCAGAATACTCCATCGAAGGACGCACGCTGGATGTCTATCCTGGCAACTGCGCCAAGGACTTCGACCCCATGCCGCTGCTTCACTCTATCTGGGGAGGAAGCATTGCTGCAGGCGAGAACATCTCCAAGGGCATGATTGCCCGTAAGCTGCTCACCCTCTTTGCTGCAAAGATCGGCATGCACATCGATGAGGTGGTGTTTGTCGGTGGTGTGCGCAATAAGGCAGGCAATACGACTGCTGACCTCTTCGACTCCTTCGATACCATCATCGAAAAGGAAATCACTGCTGAGAACATCGGAACAGAAAAAGGAAACTACATCAAGCTGGGTAAGATCGACGAGACCAATGCCGTCGAAAAGCTCAAGGAGTTCTGGAGAGCTGCTGACAAGATGCTCAGAAAGCAGGGACGTCACGCATACATGTATATGTCTCCAGACATCTACGACTGCTATTGCGACGACTATCAGGCACGCCACGGCGCACTGCCATACAACCAGTCGTACGATAAGGCGACACTCGAGGGATCCAAGAACCGCTGCGAGTTCGCTGTCCTCGACAATATGGCAGGGTCTAAATACCTGAAGATTACGGTGAAGCCGAACCTGCTGCTCGGTACTGACATCATGAACCAGCAGAACCATCCGTACATAGGCAGCTATGCTCCGTGGTCTTGCACCTTCTGCTATGCCGGCATCTATGGAGAGCAGATACGCTCACTCCGTAAGGAGAATCTCATGGTTGGTGACATCAGCGAGTAAATGTGAAACACTAAAATGAATACAACTATGAACAAATGCTCAACAACATCAATCTATGATAGCATAGAGGCTTGCCCCGGACAGAAAAACATGCCGGGTATTCGCCGGCGTCTGTACTACGCTTCGAAGAGTGACATCGCAACATTTCCCAAGCTGCCGGAGATAAAAACCGGAGAAGGCACGAACATGGGTACACTGGCCGTGCTTTCTGGCGATTTTACGCTGACCACAGAGAAATACTGGAAATTCATCGACCTGAAGGACGAGGCCAGCAACGTCACCTTCGAGCCTGTAGGCGAGAACGGCTCGAGACTCTACAACAACCAGGCTAACGCCATCGTTACAGGAATGAGCGACGAAGTGAAAGGCTTCGCACGCCAGGCACTCAACGATGACGTGGTATATGTCTATCAGGACCGCAACGGCAAGTTCTGCGTCCTTGGAAACGAGAGCTTCAAATGTAACACCTCTCCCAGTGGAGATACTGCAGCAGAGGCTACTGGCGCCGTGACGACAACGCTTGCCATACAGGTGTATGACGAATGCCCCGTTCCTACTTACACAGGAAAGCTGGCCCTGTCATCTACAGAGGAACTGAATTGTGAGACTGGTCAAGTGACCAAAAAGACTTAACCATAATCTTTCTTCATAAGTAATAACCTGAGGCGGAATGCGGCGCAAAGCCTCTTTCCGCTTTTTTTATTGATTATATGGATCAGAATTTTACATTGAAAATTTACAAGTTCCTCCAGCTGGAGAACCCGACCGAGGAACAGATCATCGAAGGAGCCACGCTGCTGCTGCAGTGTAACCCGAGACGTGAACGTGGCATCTACAATTCTGCCATGAAACGGCCAAAGGCTATGCTGAAATGGATTCGTACCGACCTGAAAAAGTACTATGACATCAGACAGCGTGGACTCACTACGCCTGAAGTCGAACAGTACAACGATGAAACGGTTGCCCTGGTAAAGGAGACTCTTTCGCAAGCCCCCGACTCCGTCAAGACCGATGAGGAGGAGGATACTACAGGAATCCCCGTACTGGGCATCCGCGGCCGACGTGAAGACCATGACCAGCTGCCTAAGGAAATCCAGGACATCTGGGAAAGGAACGCGGAGAGATGGAAGAAAATACGCAAGCTGCATGCCCAGCTGGCACAGATGATGGCGAAGCCGGACTACGCTCCATGTGACGGAAATGAACTCTGCTACCAGCTGCGAAGCGCTGACAACGACCTGCGCAACGACTACCAGATATACGACTCCTTTAAACTTGAAAAGGAAGAAGACGATGCTACCAGCGGCAAAGACAGCGTCGATGTCTTTACCGATAACGTGAAAACCGTACAGAACGCTCGGACTGCCATCTCGCGCGGACTGGCAAGGAAAACGAAGCATTCGGAGGAGTCTCTGCAAAAGGTTCAGGATGCCGTCAACACCCTCTTTGCCTTGAAGCAGACCATCAAGCCGGAAACGGTGGAGAAGCTGAAGGCTATCGGCATCAGCATACCAAACGCTGAGACCGATGCCGAAGGGTAGGGACATCAGTACTATCTTACGCCCTGTCCGCGATGTGCCAATACAGGCATATTTCGGACAGGGCCTTCATACGTTGGGACTATTGGGATGGCTGCTTTCCCAGACAGGCAGGGCTGACGTGTGGGTCAGCAGCTACTCGACCAGTGAGCCGTTCCTTAACGGCTTCTGCTTACTCAGACAGAAAGGCATGGTACGCCATTCTGCCATCCTTCTCGACCAGAGGGCTGCAAGGAAGACACTCCGGCTGGAGAGACTTCTTGACACCTCTTTCGAACACGTGTTCCTGGGACAGAATCATTCGAAACTTCTGCTTGTCAGGAACGGCGAAATGACAGTGTCTGTCATCACATCTCAGAACCAGACCTATGGCGCACGCGCCGAAAGCACAGTCATCAGTACAGACATGCAGGTGTTCAGCGTCCTGATGGAACAGTTCATCGATATTTGTGCTGAAGGGGCAGTGGAACTTGACTTGAAAAATGGATCAGGAATTATTACAGAAGATAGAGCCGCTGGCACAGCTGCTGCTGACTCCTTCCCAGATTGGAGACCTATTGGGGCTGAATGGTGAACAAATAACTGAGTTCCAAAACCCATGGAGCGAGCCCGGAAAACTTTACCGACGTGTACTGGCAGAACGGGCAAGGGACCTGCATGAGAAGACGCTGCGCCTGGCTGAAGTGGGCTCGCCGTCGGCCCTCGAGGATGCCAACGATTTCCTTAAGACTGCACAAATCAGTATCGAATGAGATTCAATATTGACTTATACGCTGACAACCTCATGCTGCCTGAGGAGGAACTCATAAACAATAATGTTCCTCTGCAGACACGAAATCGTATTCTCCGGCTGCGCGATACTTATAACTACATGCTGCGCAACCCCCTGAAGAAGGACCGAGAATACATTGACTACATACAGGCGAACTATCAGGACGAAAAAGGCAAGCCTCTCTCTAAACGTAAAGCTTACGAGGATCTCGAAATTCTGCATGCTGTCATCGGCAACCTGCAGCAATGCACGAAGGAGTGGCACCGCTGGAGATTTAACAATATGATCATGGAGGGCTACGCCATCGCATTGCGTAATAAGGATGCAGCGGCAATAGCCAAGCTGGCACAGCAGTACGGCAAATACAACCGGCTCGACAAGGATGATGAGCACGACCGCGGCTATGGCGAGATTCCGAGAATCGTGTTTACCTTCGACGTCTCGAAGATGGGCTTCCAGCCTGTGGCCAACCTTATGCATGTCATCGCAGAACTGGAGGCGCATTTCTCCCATTCTTCCTATAGCCGGGTGGTGGAGGATGCCGACGTGGTGGAACTGACCGATGCCGTTACCGAAAAAGAGAGACAGGTGACAAAGCAGATTGAGAACCATGCAGACACAGGAGCAATATCTTAACCCCGCACAGGCATACATGCTGGCGCTGCTCACCAAGAATATGACTATGGTGGGAGGACGTGGCATCGGCAAGGGACTCATTGCCGCCTCTATACTCAGGCGCAACGTAGAAGGAATGCCAGGCAGCAATACCGCGCTCGTCGGACCGAACTCTAAACGTATGTGGACGAACATCATACCGTCATGGGATACCCACCTCAGAAGATGGGGATTCGTTGAGAACGTTCACTATGCCTGGGGAAAGAAGCCTGCCAAGGCATGGGGATGGAAAGATCCTATCATCAAGCCGATGAACTGGGAAAACACTCTGTCGTTCTGGAATGGGGCATATGCCACGGTCATCAGCCAGGACCGTAAGGGTACCAGTAATTCACAAAGCTTCGACTTCATTCTCATCGACGAGGCAAAGTTCATCGACTTCGAACAGCTGAAGGAAGAGACATACCCGGCAAACCGTGGAAACGCCAATGCCTTCGGACATCTCTATTACCACCATGGCATCTGCAAGTTCTCCGACATGCCGACAACAAAAAAAGGTTCGTGGTTCCTGAACGACCGCGAGAAATGTGACCCGGAGAAAGTCAGGATGCTCGAGGGACTGATACTGGAACTCTCAATAGTGAAAAAACGACTGGCAGACATGGTGACCGCCCATCAGCGGCCTTCTGCCGCCGAACTGCATTACTTGCGCCGACTGTCACGTACGGTCAACATGCTCAGGGCTGAGACCTATCTCTATAAAGAGTTCAGCAGTATCCAGAACTTGGAAATCCTGGGCGAGGAATTCATCCGGCAATGTTTCCGTGACATGCCCCCGGCCACATTCCGCACCACTATCATGTGCCGGCGCGTCGAGCACTCTGAAGACTCATTCTATAATGCTAAGACGGACAGTAACCTCTATACATCGGTCAATAAAACATACATCGACTCCCTGGGCTATGATATGGACAAACTGCGACATGTCGATTGCCGAACCGACGGCGACATCAACCCGACGGAACCTATTTGGGTGAGCTTCGATGCCAACGCAAACATCAACTGGGCCGTCATCGGACAGCCGGGGGCTGACATGAAGCTGCGTATCCTGAAAAGCTTCTTCGTGAAATATGAGCGCCGACTGCCGGAACTGGTGGATGACATCTGCACCTATTATGCCACGCTGAAGCATAAGGAAGTGGTCTTTGCCTTTGATTCAACATTCGTGGGAAACAATTATGGCGTCAATAAGGCTGACTTCCATACCATCATCCGTGAACGTTTCATGCAGAATGGATGGGTGGTAAGGGAAATATATATCGGACAGCCATGGCAACATCCCATCAAACAGCAGCTCATCAATGCCATGTTCCTCGGACAGCGCACCTATCAGATCCTGATCAATGAGGAGAACAACCCAGACCTGCTGAACTCCATCGACTCGGCTATGACCGTGAATGGTACCAACCTGAAAGATAAAAGCGGTGAGAAGAAACTGGAGACCGAGGAGGATCCGCTCGAGGGGCGAACTGACGGCTCTGATGCCTTCGATACGCTCTGCATCGCTGTGGAAGTAGGCGGCAACGCCGTCTATGTCGGCGGCGGAGGTGCCGGAGTGGTATGACTCTCCCCATACAAGGACTCTCTGACTAATGAATCATGCAGCTTGTGCTCGCATGGTTCATTCTTTTTTTGGGGGAATTTCTCCTATAATTAAATGGTTGGACGTTACCATGGCAGACATCTGCTTTGGTGACTTCTGTCGTACACCTGTTGCGAACTGCGCGATGGGCGTGCCCGGTTTCTGCAGCCTCTGTCTCCACTCTTTTTGACCTCTCCTCCTGACTGTCATCATAAGGCTGTTCTCCTGCAGCTGCAGATATTCTGGAGGCATGCCTGTCTGAACAGTTGTCAATATTGTTTTTCTTTGAGACTCTCTACCCTGTGGCATTGTTCTTTTTCCTGTGCAAAGTTAGCACCAACGTCATTCGGCAAGTACCGGTTATACAATAACCTATTGTCATTACAAAATGTGTGGCAGCCTTCCTGATTTCCTGCAGAAATAAGGTATTCCGCACATTTTGCTCGAAATTCCTTGCCTTTGCATGACTTCTTTTGGTTGGCTGTTATTCGCACGTAAAAATTACAAAAGCCTCAGGGCTTCAAGTTTAACTCAAAAAAAACAATGATTATGACAACTTCAATTCAGACATCGGCATTCAACTTCCAGAACGTCAGCAGACGCAGGAGAACAACCAACTATCAGGTAATCGTCAACGGAGAGGACGGAAACTACAAAGAGTTCGAGATAGAGGCTGCTTCGGATAACGAGGCACACCTGAAGGCGGACGCCATCGCTCAGGAGTGTATGATTGATGTCACCTTCGTAGAAGTCTATAAAAACGCATAGTAACTATTGTCTAACCATCAAATTATAGGAGAAACGTATTATGAATAATCAGAATGAAACCAAGCAGATCACAGCACAGCTCGTGAAATCAAATGCGTCAGAGAACCTCGTATGGGAAGTGTCAATCACCAACAGCCGCTGCAAGAAACACTACTGCCGTACCGCACGTAAGACGCTGAGCTACCTCTTCGTCCTCAAGAAAGAGAAACAGTTGCCTATAGCCTACGAGACACTGCGCCACCTGAAGGCTATCATCGCCAAGCAGAAAGCTGCTGATTGTTTAACCAATACGGAAGCCCAGTAAACGCTGGGCTTCTTTCGTAACAATGACAGCCATGATGAAGTTTGCATTATACAGCTACATTCCACAGCGGTTCCTGAGGCGGGCCACGTTCGAGGAACAGGACCTTTGCCGGATGATCATCGGCTTCAAGGACGGACGTAACGTCTATACGCGATGGGCTGTCAGACAGTTTTCGAGGGCATTGGCTGCAGCTGACCTCACTGATACCGTGGTGGTCTGCATACCTGCCAGTACGAAATATGCACACGTGCGACGCTGGAAGCGGTTCTCACAGCTGCTGTGCCGTAAGACTGGAGCCATTGACGGCTTCCAATACGTGAATGTCTTGGCAGGCCGTAAGCGGGCGCACACCACTGGCGAGTACGAGCTGGCCACGAACATCAAGCACCTGGTCAGCTTCGATGCTGACTTCTTCAGAGGCAAGCGTGTCCTGGTCATCGACGATATTTACACTACCGGTCGTTCATCTGATGCATTCATCGCAGCCGTTGAACGGACCGGGGCAACAGTCACCGGTGCCATGTTCCTGGCAAAGACAAGATGCTTCCTTTGAGTATTTGCCTTGGGATTTTCCCTGGGATTTTTTTCCCCAACCTGCAGCAGCCTGGGATTTTCCCCGGGATTTTTCCCCACCCTCGAACCCCTGCGCACCTGAACGCTATTATTTCAACACTGGCTTCTCTGCCAGAGTTATGCGCGTTCTGCTTACATGACGCGCACCATGCTGCCTGCCCGGTACTCCTGCAACTGCTTCGTTCCATTGCGCATGAGCCGACGGAAGAGCCTTGCAGGCCTTCATGTGGTGGTTCGTGCCAGTAAGAACGTAATGTAATTACGTACACACTGGCAACGTGCGTCACAGCCGCACCACCGCCACGTGACGGCCAGGCACTTCCGTTGGCTCATGCTCCATTGCTCTCCACCGTGCCGGGGTACTGGGCTGGCAGCATCGTGCCACCTTGTAAGCACTGCCCATGGGGCCGTGCAGGTGCTTGCCTTTTTTGATACATGTCTGCACCTGACCGCGGATGCCGTGGCAACTCCTGCCGACCTCATGATTTTGTTAACGGTTGTTAACATATACCGTCACCTCATAAGGGTCGTAATTACACATCGAGCGTAGGGCGGTGCGGGGTACCATCGGTCAGACTTCCTTGCTAATCCAAGGAAGCGAAGATTTTTTCTCTGAATACCAGCCTTTTGCGAAAAATCGGTGTTCACATTATTTTTCAGGCTGGTCAATATGCTAATTACATCGGACCGTTTCATGTTGAAGTGTTAAATCTCTCATTTACTACGAAAATAAATAGTAAATAATTTGCGTAATACGAAAATTTGTAGTACCTTTGCATTGTCTTAATAAAACAACGGATATGAATGAGAAAAAAGAAATGATGGAAGTGACTGCTGAGGAACGGGAACTCATCGAGTCAATCAGGAACTACAACAAGTCCTTCCCCGACGGCTATCCCGAACTTCTCTGGTTTGCACAACAGCTGTTCGACAACATGGTCAGACAGCCCTACCTTTAAAAGAAAAACCCTCCCCGACGACAGGGGAGGGCAACTAAAAAACAAATTAAAAACATTTCGATATGGAAACAACAGTAAAGAACCCCGTCGTCATCAGCGACATGAAGAAGAGAATTAGAGACATCCAGATGGCTATATCCTGGCGTGAGTTTGCCAATACCTATTTCCAGCGTTCCTCGTCGTGGCTGTACCATAAGCTCGACGGCATTGACGGCAATGGCGGCGGTGGCGGCTTCACGGCACAGGAGGCCGAGCAGATGCGCGGTGCGCTCATCGACTTGTCAAACCGCATCCGCCGTGTGGCCGACGCCATACCGTCGGAAGAGATGGCAGAAGTAAGCTGTGTAGCTGAAGCAGTATAAGGGCGAGGCCGTCGTTGGCCTTATTAAGACAGAAAGTCGCCCGTACGCCTGCGGGCGCATCATAGTCCCCAGTACTAACGCATTGGGGACTATTTGCAAATGGATCATATAATATATCTTGTTAATTATTCGAAATTTGTTGCGAAAAACATAGCGAATTGGGAAATAAATACTTATCTTTGCAGCATAAAACTACAATGGCTGAAAATAACAGAAACAATATGAAGGTTACAATTTCGCATCACCATTCCGTGCTCATAACGCGAGTATGTGGTGACCGACACCCGTATCTTAGCGGTGTTGCCAGCTTGGGCAACATAGCTGGAGGCCATGTTTCATTCAGGAGATATCTACGGGGTAATTATGTGTCGGACATTCGTTCTGACTGGGAACGAGTGGGTGACTCTATGCGTGATTCTATGCGTTCTTATGCTTCTTATGTGGCCGTATTGAACAAGAAGTCGCCGCTCGGGCTGGCGGCGCAACCTTAAAATGAGGGGGAAATGAAAATTTCTCCCTCTTTTCTTGCAGGTTCCGGGATTTTTTCGTACTATTGCAACGGCAACCGCAAGGTTGTATGTCAAAAGAATTTTATAAAAGCCATACTCCCCTGCTTGTGAAAGTCGGGGATTTTTCGTACCTTTGCGGCGGCTTTTATAAAATGAAACAGTATGAACTATAGTGAGGTACAGATAAGACAGGCAGATACCGCCTTGAAGATGCTGCATGATGCACAGGGTTTTGTCGATGGCCATCAACTTTGGCAGGCCATGGGGCCGCCCAAGGCTGAATATATGAGGTATCAGCTCTCGGAAGTCCTGCACCTGGCATCCAGGCGCATCGACAGATATACGATTACTGAGGAAGGTGATCGAGCTTATGAAATGGGATTCAAGGCTTACATGGAGGAACGGGAACGGAAAGCTGCAGAGCCTGTTGCCGTGAAAGAAATAACCGATAATCGTCCTTGGTATAAACCTAACAAGCGTGAATTGTTACAGGCAATCATAGCTTCAGTCGTCGGTACACTCGTAGGCGCGTTAATCTCTCGTCTGCTATCTTAGGAACAGAAGCATTCCTGTTGCGCCTAACAGGAACCAAATCATGATCCACTGGACGCGTTGCCAGAACCGAAGACGCCGGATGTGCCGAGACAGTACCATATCCATATTAAGCATCTCGGTTGCATTGGCACCAATGCATTCGGCAAGTTTCTTGATGTCGCTTTTCATATTCAGGCCGTTAGTGCCATAATCGGCTATTATGTCAACCTCTTCCTGAATCTTGCTGGCAGATTCGGATTGAGGTGTCATGAAAAAATAACCGACACGTATGGCAGGGGCATATCTTCTTTCTTTTCGAATCTGCTCAAACTTCTTAATTATGGTCTCAATTCCATTCATGCCTGCAAAAGTACACATTTTCTTGCGGAAAACAAACTTTTTCCCGAAATCTCTTGCAGGTTTCGGGATTATTGCTTTTCATTTTATACTCGATGCAAGGAAATTTTTGTACTTTTGCAGCGTAGTTTCCCTACTACGTTATATTTGAAAACCAAGAATACAGTCCCCTGCTTGCGAAAGTCGGGGATTTTTAGTACTTTTGCAAGCGGTTTTTTAAATATAACGACAAATATGTACTCAAAAGAGCAATTAGAACACTCGGACTTTATCCTAAAAGCAATGTCTGAGAATGGTGGCAGGATGGAAAAGTCAGACCTTGCCGGACTCCTTGATGATAAGTATGGTTACGCCATAGAACCACACCTGCAGCTGGAGCAGTTGATTGTCACCGAAGGGATGATAGAGCGGCAGAACGCCTGGCTGTTCCTGACAAAGAAAGGGCAAGAGGCTGCAAGACGTGGCTTTGCTAATCACCTGCGCAGACAGGACTGGCTCGATCGTGTAAGAGAAAATAAAGACATTGTGAGTATGGCTGCAGGAATAGGAACAATCATCGGCGTGGTTCTCACTGTGCTCGCACAATGTACTTGATGACGATATAGGTTATTGCAGATCCCAGCATCACCCCCAACAGCATGGGGATGAACACATAGCATAGGTAGAAGCTCAAACTATCTGTGCTCAGTTGTTTTTTGATTCTTCTTAACCAATTCATGCCTGCAAAGGTACGAAAATAATTTGATATTCGTCTAAATAAATACAGAAAATCCCGAAATCTCTTGCAGGTTCCGGGATTTTTATTTACCTTTGCCCTCGCTTAACAGACAGTGGTGGACCACTCGGCAGGGCGCACGTTAGACGCCTGAGCATCATGCTGGGGCATTTTTTATGCCCATAGTGCATCCGTATAACGGCTGCCATCTCGTAGATAGAACTGCCCTCTGGGTGAGTCACTGTCTGTTAAGCAACGGGATGTGCAGCCGTTTCTCTGTATCTCCGTGCCGGCGAGGTTCACCGGTTGCTTAACAGACAGTGCAAAATGAAAGTAAATGAATTAAGTGTGGGCTGGGCAATGACCCAGAGTGACCCGAAAGCGGCCCTAAACCGCGTAGTAAGTAATATCAAGGACTGGAGCAGCCGGAAGTCAGTAACGTTCTCGGCACTGGCAGGGGAGAGGTTCACCCATGGGCAGGTGGTGAAGGCACATGCCTACCTGCTGCTGGTGATGGTGGTGATGTGTGTGGCCGGATGGCTGGAAGGAGGTGCGCTATGAGCAAGAGCAAGAACGGACTGGTGCTGAACCCGCAGCTGCTGGAGGCGCTGCAGGACCTGTGTGAAGAGGAATACGTCGATATGAACCTCCGTACCATAGAGGACATGCAGGACTTCGTGCTCGACTGTAATGACGGGAAGGAGAAGCAGGCTATAGAGTTCATCATCTTCCTGCGTAACATGCGCAGCGTGTTCCTGAAGATCAAGGAGGGCATCAGCCAGGAAGGAGGTGAGCATGGAAACGTATAAGGAATCAATACTGGCTGTCTTCTTCAACGAGAGGAAAGACTCAGGGCGCTTTACCTCACAGGACATCTGCGACAACCTGCGTGATACCGTCACACTTACACCGGACGAGGTGACGGAATGGATGATGACAAATGGCTACGTGCCAATGCGTGACGATGACCGTGTGGTCTGGACGGTCATGTAAAAGGAAATACTCATTTCATTTTTTGTGGATTGGAAGACGGTGCGTCGGTGATGACGCGCCGTCTTTTTTTCAGTATTTTCAAGTTACAAGGCATATGGCTACCTTTGCGGAAAAAGAAGACTGCATGCTTACTACTTATCAACAACCGGACAGCCTGAGCTTCCTGGCTAACCTGAAGGACTACGTTTTCGAAACTGCGGCCGACCACGTCAAGGTGACGGTCAGCCTGACGCATGAAGGTACCACGAAGACCGTGATGGAGGACACGCTGTTCCCCTATGGCGGCCAGGTGGCCGTGGAAGATCTTGCAGGACTGCTGGAGCCATACGTCCGCCAATACCTGAGCGCTACACTGCAGTTTACCGTGACGGAGATGGATGCCGAGGGAGAGGTGACAGCCACAACGACATCAGGCGCTTTCACGGTACTCTTCTCCATGGCAGACGTGGGGGTGACGGCCCAGGAGTTTACTGCGGAGCACTTCCTGACCATCATGAACGGCCCTAAGCTGACTGCCGGCGGCCGTGAGGAGCGGGTCTATGCCTACGGGACGTCGTCTGTTACCATCCAGGGGTGGCTGGCTGACGGCACGTCAATTACAAAGACTATGAATGCCACGGCAACAAGCGGCGGCGTGTCGGCCTTCTTCGTGTCTGCAGACAGGGTGGTGAGCCTGCTTGGTACCACGACGGACATGCTGAAAGAGTACCTGGTAAAGTCGGGGGCGAGAGAGCAGCGCTTCATAGTGGGCTGTGACATGGTACCACCGGCACCGTCGCTGGCCTTCGTCAACTCCTTCGGATGCGTGGAGTTCCTGCATTGCGTGGGAACGCACCAGAAAGACTCACAATATACACGACAGTCAGCACGCTTCAGCGGACAGCTGCGTAACTACCGCATCGTGGAGGAACGCAGATTCACGGCTAACACGGGATGGCTGAACACAGCAATGGCCGACTGGGCTGACGAGTTGTTCAGGAGCATGGAGGTGTATATCTGGCTGGGAGACACCATCGGTAAGGCCGTGGTGGTGAACGACTCAAAGAGTGTCATCACCAACGAGGACGACGACATGCCTGCCTTCGAATTCACGTACCAGTATGCACAGCGCATACATAACGTGCTGCAGCACCGCCATGCAGGACGCATCTTCGATAATACCTTCGACCATACATTCAACTAAACATGAAAGAGATAGTGAAGTCGGCCATCCAGCTGAAGGAGGCCCAGCTGTTCCTCGACGAATGCATCAGGACACACGAACTGGTGACGCTGGTGACGCTGAAGCAGAACGGGGAGATAAGAAGATACGAAGGATGGAGGGTCATCAGCTCCTACTGGCGGCGGGGCACTCATGACGTGATGAACCCTAAGAGCGGACAGAAGAGAAAAATTACCGACGTATTGATATTTGAGATTAACAGACATCCTGTATATATATGAAACAACAAGAAGAAACTTACGTATTTGACATCTATCGTCCCGGACCTGTGGACTCGGCCATTACAACGGAGAACGTCCACTCTTCACCTGAAGAAGAAAACATCATTCCAGTGAAGGCCGGAAACGTGGAGTATGAGGTGGTGGCGTGGGGACGGGACAACCGCCTGCCCTACGAACTGAAGGAGAATGTGCAGAAGAATACGGTGATGAGCCAGGACAAGTTCTTCAACGTGCTGACATGCTACGGACGGGGACTTGAATACATGGACAAGGCAACCAGGGGAGAGGAGAAACCTCAGCCGACAGCTGACAAGGAAGTGAAGAAATTCCTGCTTTGCAATAACATGAAGCGATTCTTCGCAGAACAGATCACCGACATCAAATATTACTTCTTCTGCGTGGCTGTCATCATACTGAGCCGGGACCGTAAACGGATAGTACGGCTGGTACATAAGGACGCGTGCCATATCCGCTTCGAGAAGGCGGACAGCTCAGGGCGCATCAGAAACGTGTTCTATGCCAACTGGAAAGACTATGACACGCCGAACGAGGTGGAGGTGATTCCCCTCCTGGACGAATACAACCCACTTGGCGACCTCATGGCCAGGACTGGCAGGGAGAAAGACCCGCTTGGCATGTTCAAATACAGCAAATTCTCACAGACGAAGTTCGCCGTTGTATGCCGTATCCCGACTGTCGGGTCAGACTACTACCCGGTACCTTACTATACTGCCGTGCTGCGTGACGGGTGGTATGACATCTACGGCCTGCTGACGGCTGCCAAAAAGGCGAAGATAAAGAACGCACAGCACATCAGGTACCACGTGGAGATCAACTCCTTGTTCTGGGAGAACAGGGCAAGGGAGAAGGGTATCACGGTCGGAACTGACGATTATGTGGACATGAAGAGCCAATTCATCAAAGACCTGCGTGACTACCTCGGAGGATCCGAAAACTCTGACAAACTGTTCTGGAGCGAGTTCGAGACTATGCTGAACGGCAACGAGCGCCATAACGTGAAAATCAACACAGTCGATATATCAAAGGCTGGAGGGGAGTATAACGATGACGTGGCAGAGGTCTCGAACGTCATGGCATACTCGGACAATGTTCACCCGAACCTGGCAGGTGCTTCTCCTGGTAAGAGCCAGATGAACAACTCCGGCAGCGACAAACGTGAGCTGTTCACCATGAAACAGGTACTGGAGACGCTGCCGCACGACATGATGATGACGCTGCACCATACCATTATTTATTTCAACGGATGGGATGAAAAGGTATATCCGGAAGTTCCCATCATACTGCTCACTACGCTTGACGAGAATACGGACGCCAAGGAAATAATGACACAGGAACAGAACAACAAAGGAGAATAGCTATGAAGACGGACTTGATGATCACGAAGGATATCTTTGAACAATATGTGCCAGTGGCCAAGACCCCGGAACGTAACGACAGCGTGTTTGCGCGAATGACTAAGCTGTTCCCGCAACACTATGGACAGCTGGTGAACAGTACTGTCAGCCCAGAGATGGCCGACAGGGCGGAGAAGTCTGAGAATGTGTTGGCTCTCATCATTCAGCATGTGTGTATAGAGACGTTTGCTGAGAACATGAGGTCGTTCGACCTGGTGCTCACCGCTACGGGCTTCGGCATAGTAAGCACCCAGAGCACGGCACCGGCAAGCCAGGTGCGCGTGGAGAAACTGCTCAGCCAGCTGCGCATTCAGCGGATGCAGGTTCATGAGCAGCTGGTTACTGAACTCATACGCATGGATGGATGGGGACAGACCATGCAGGCGCATCAGTGTATCAGCAACCTGTTCTGGCAACTGTCGAATATCAGAAACCACACCTCATTGACGCTGTCTCCTGAAAACGTGCAGGCTGCACGCGGGAAGGCGGTGACCGCTGACACACAACTGAGAAATACCATATCAACGGAATATATGGATGAGCTGCTCACTAAATGGCGGTGTAACCAGCTGAACACGGCCGACTGCATCATCGTTGAGAAATGTATCCGGTTCATAGGCGATTTCGTGTCGCAGGACCAGCCAGTACCCAACAGAATGATGCTCGACGCACTGATACAACAGCTGGAAAAATTTGCTGACAACTATCCCACATATAAGGAATCAATGCTTTACCGATCCAGACATGCAGAAAGGTACAAGAACAAAAGAGAAGATCCCACATTCTTCTTTATGTAAGAGTGTGGAACTCTCCATCCCCACGGCATGGGAGCAGCTCACGCAGGAGCAGCTCCGGCATGTGCTGGCCTTGTACGTGCTCTACGACGGGCAGCGGAACTGGATGGAGTGCGTGAAAGTGAATGCGGCTGTATGCTTTGCCGGTATTACCGTAGAGAGGAAGACCGTAGGAGGATGGCTGTGCAGCATGAAGGACGGCAGAACCTTCATAATGGACTCGTCGGACATTCCGGCCGTCATTGCACCACTCTCCTTCCTCGAACATCCGGAGAATATGACTGTCAGACTGGAGAGCATGGGAAAATACAAGGCCGTGGACATGTGGCTGCACGACGTGCCATTCGGGAACTACCTCAAGCTGGAGAACTTCTACCAGGCATATCTGCAGACGAAGGATAACGGCAGACTCAAACAGATGGCTACTGTGCTATACCAGGTGCCCGATGAGAATCCGCTCGAACTGGATGAGGTGATGCAACTGTCGGTCCTGCTGTGGTACGCTGCGGTGAAGACTCGGTTTGCTGCGATATTCCCGCATTTCCTGAAACCGGGGCCGCCCGACGGCCATGGCAGCAGTGCCGACCAGAGGATGATAACGGTTACACAGATACGCCTGCTGACAAAAGGGGATATAACCAAGAATGAAGAAGTCATCAATACCGACACATGGGATGCACTCAACGAGCTGGAGATGCTCGCCATTGAGTCGGAAGAATTCAAAAGGAAGTATGGAAAAGAGAATGTTTGACGCCATCGTCTATTTCAGCGAAATGACCCGACGGAACAGACTGGCCGCAGAGATGGGATTCCTTCCTGTTACCATTTCGTCACCCGATGACCTGGAGGGACTGCTCGAGCTGTACCGGGACAGCGACCGCTTCGTGGCAGTGACAGACACGAACACGGGTAACCTGTCGTCGCCTGATGGCACGTACGGCTTCTCGAAACAAAGGGCATACACCGTGTTCATCGTGTCATCGTACGAATACGGAAACATGGAAGACCGCCAGCGGGAACTGAACCTCTGCCGACAACTCTTCCTGCAGTTCGTGTCTAAAATCCTCCATGATAAATATAAATATGAGGAGGAACTTATGTACGTGGACACACACCGGATAGCCAACCAGGAGCTGGGACGGTACTACCTGAGCGGAATGACAGGACTGTTCTTCACCATCTCTGTAAGCGAACCTGTAGATCTTGTATATGACGATGAGCAATGGACGTAAGATTGTACGACCCGTCACTGAGGAGGATATCCGGAAGTGGGAACAGGAATGGGCTAAGACGATGATTACCATCTGGAGGGAGAAGATAATGCAGCTGGGAATCATTGATACCATGCGACTCTATGACAACCAGTCGCATGTGGTGTCACAGGCTCCCGGATCTACAGCCGTCGTACATGAGTTCCTGCAGTATGGCATCTTCCAGGAGGCTGGCGTCGGCAACGGATATGACAGGGACAACGGGGGGGACCTGCAGATTCTGGACCCGTACTACCGGAGAGCACACGGACTGAACAAGCCACGACGGAGAGGCCCTTCGTGGAGCAGAAAGGACATGACCAGCGGTAAACCGAGAAAACGCCGGCCGTGGTTCTCTAAAAAATACTTGCAGAGCATTTATGTGCTGAACAGCGTCGAACGTGACCTCTATGGTAATGAATACATGGGAACAATGTCTAACGTGATACGTATGATGTTCGACCTCGAGAGGCATCCGGACAACCCCCTGAGAAATGTATAGTATTTTCATTGCTTAACAATAGGGAGTATTTTTGCATAAAGAAAAGACATGGATTATAGAGCTGAGTATATAAGAGACTGGTGTGAGGGTATCCGCGATGAAAGACTGACGGGGGCCAACACTGCCACACGTGTGGGTACTGCTCTACTCATGCTGCTCGACTTCGCTGAGAGCGGCCTGTCCTCCGTAATTGACACCATCGATGGACTGGACACCGGAGGATACTGGGAAACGGTGGTGAATGCGAAGAACGGCAAGAAATATGCTCACCTGAAGACGGAGTTTGCCGGGGCATATACCGACGGTGACCTGTCGGCTCTCGGACTGAGTACCTCTGACGATGAAGGCGATGAAGGAGGGGGCGAAGGCACACTTCTGCTGTCTGAACCGCTGGCTTCCATCAACAGCGCAGGACTCGGCAATCCGTCACAGCCGGGCGTCGGACTGGTGTGGGACGGCACGCAGTGGACGTACGGGAAGACATCTGGGCTGGATCTGGAGGCACTGGCACAGTACTTGTCAAGTGGCGGCTATGCCACGCAGGCTTGGGTCAGGAACCAAAACTTTCTGACGGAGGATTCCCTCGATGGATATACGTGGTGGGGACAGTCGCTGAACAGGGGAGTGGTAAGCGGCAGCCTGACGGACGTGACCGATATCACCATGTCGGGAAAGATTACCATTGGCGGTTTTGTCATTGAGTATGATGCCACCAAGAAGGCGCTGAAGTTCAACGGTGACATCTATGCCACACAAGGCGTGTCGGCGCTGGGCAAGAGCAGCGACGGGGAGGACGGCAGCACGCTGACGCTGGCAGAACCGCTGACATCCATCAACAACGCCGGACTCGGTACTCCCTCACAGTCGGGCGTCTCTCTGGTGTGGGACGGCACGCAATGGACGTACGGGAAGACATCAGGACTGGACATAGAGGCACTGGCACAGTACCTGTCAAGTGGCGGCTATGCCACGCAGGCTTGGGTCAGGAACCAGCACTATCTGACGGAGGATTCCCTCGATGGATATACGTGGTGGGGACAGTCGCTGAACAGGGGTGTGGTAAGCGGCAGCCTGACGGACGTGGCCGATATCACCATGTCGGGAAAGATTACCATTGGCGGATTCGTCATAGAGTATGATGCCACTAAGAAGGCACTGAAGTTCAACGGTGACATCTATGCCACACAAGGCGTGTCGGCGCTGGGCAAGAGCAGTGACGGGGAGGACGGCAGCACGCTGACGCTGGCAGAACCGCTGGCATCCATCAACAACGCCGGACTCGGTACTCCCTCACAGTCGGGCATCGGACTGGTGTGGGACGGCACGCAATGGACGTACGGGAAGACATCAGGACTGGACATAGAGGCACTGGCGCAGTACTTGTCAAGTGGCGGCTATGCCACGCAGGCTTGGGTCCAGGGCCAAGGGTATCTCACGTCGCACCAGTCGCTTTCCGGCTATGCCACGCAGGCTTGGGTCAGGAACCAAGGGTACCTCACGTCGCACCAGTCGCTCTCCGGCTATGCCACGCAGGCTTGGGTGAACGATCAGGGATTCTTGAAGTCCGGAGACAGCGCAAGACTAAGGGCAATTGAATTCTCGGCGGTTCCCTCGACAGCCAATGACGGTGGATACATCGACTTCCATTATAACGGTAGTTCCGCTGACTATACGAGTCGTATCATTGAGAACCTGGCAGCCGGACAGCTCATCGTGAACAATGCCGCTGCTTTCTATCTGAATGCCGTCAGCGGTGGTGATATCCTGTCACCTGTATCTGCCTTCTCCAGTCGTCAGTTCCGTTCACGCTTCACGAACAGTATGCTGGCTGACACCATCTGCCTGAGCGGCTCGCTGGTAATGAGAAATGCACAAGGTATCTACATGCAGGATACGTCCGGCACGGAACGTATAGTCCTCCGTGTTGACACGGGGAACAACCTGGTACTTGGGGAACATTTCCAAAACTATGAAGTATATGTGCGAGGTAATAGCCTGCATGTCCAGACCGGAGCTTCGAACGTGGAATCACTGCGCGTGGATGCCAATGGTAATATCCTTCAGACTCGTAATAACACGTCATACATCCTGAGGAATACTTCTGGAGGAAATGTGACTGTCATGAGAATGGATGTCAACAACGTCTTTGAGATGGGATATGGCACTGTCAACGGAAACTATGCCACTCACCTTTACGGCGGCTCTACTAAGGGCATCAACTTCTATGCAGGAACTTCACTCGTGGCCAGGATATACAATGACGGAAGCCGTAATGGCATCCGTATTGGTGACGCCCTGCTGTCATGGGACGCCGCAAACAAAGCACTGAAGGTGCAGAGATACGATGGCGGGGCAGTGGACTTCTATGCCTTGGGAGGCATCAGCTCACTGGGCCTTAGCGACGGCTCCGGTTCCACTGACAGTGCCACCATTGATACAATAAATACTCACACCCTGAAACTGTCGGATGACTGCAAGATAACACGTGATGAGGATGAGATACAGCTTATTGCTTCTGACGGACTGCGACTTAAGGACTATTCTGGCAACACGCTGTTCTCGGTCGATAGCGACGGATGGGGATTTTCTTCTGCCTGGGTCGTGGGCGGTAGGACTTACGATGCGGAGCTGTACTTGTATTACAACGGACGAAGGTATATATTGGATCTGCAGAAATGCCAGCAGGCAGGACTCTTAACAGTTGCATAATATGATTATAGGAAATAAAATTATCATCGCACCAGTAAGCTTCAAGGATGTGGCAAAGGTGCTCGGAATAGGAACACTGAAAGAAAAGGTACTCTGCTCCAGCAGCCGTATTAATAAATGGACTAAATACAAGCCCATTGTCGTGGCTAACACCATAAGGCGACTGACGTACGCGGAATTTGTCAATGCGAAGTTCGGACTGGTACCAGCACTGAATACCCTGCTGCGACAAAAGAGTGACTCAGGCGAGAGCGGTACCAGTGCCGTGGCTGACAGCGATGAGCTGGAGAGCGTGCTGAACTCAAACGCACAATGGACGTACAACCGGCCGACTGGTACATGGAATGCCCCGTTCCGCATCATGGACTTTACTCAGCCGTCTGACAAGAATGAGGGATATGGCTATTACCATGACACTCCGGCTCCCGTCGATAACGTACACAGTAAGACCTTCAGTCTGACGGCCGTCGCCAACTGTGCGGCTAACACGAATATCGGCTATACTGCTGCTACTCCTGCCGGGGCTTGGACATTGGACGACCCGAACAATACCTCGCCTCTCTTCGACGGGATGTCGTTCCGATTCGGCTCCGGAACTCAGTATAACATAGGTAACGCCGACACAAGGGCTATCATCCTGAATGACCTGCTGGGCATGGCAGATAACGACTGCTGGAGACTGGCAGTGGCTGTGCAGGTGCCCGTCAGCGGGGCATTGTCCTACATGCGCCTCTTCACGTCTAAGATGACGTTCTATGCCACGCAACAGGTGTCGGAATCAGCACGTGCACAGCAACTGATGCCCTCCCTTGGTACAAACCAGTACCTGTGCAAGCTGATCGAGGACTATGCTACCTATCTGAAGAATAAGACGACCAGTGGCAACGACGTACTTGGCAACGCTAAGCTGACAGTTACTAACCCGACATTCCGGCTGCCCGCAATATTGTGCGTGGTGAAGGACATGTACATGGGGGGCATCTCGCGTAACGATGGCGGCGGGGCCTATACGCATTGCTTCCTGCAGACTGGCTCTTTGGTATATTCCGCTCCTGCCGTCATCTCACGCTTTGAAATAGTGATAAATGACGATAAGGACTTCAGCGCATCTGAGGTGATGGCATACAGCCACCTCTCCATCAGCGTGGAATCAACGGGAGAATATATACAGATGGGCGATGCCAGCTATACCAGGGTGGACATCAGACAACTGAGAGCTGACCAGCTGCAGAAGGTGACAAGCGACCTGACTATATACTATCGCGTCACCTATATATATGTCACAGGATTCAACGGGGCAAGACCTGTCACTGCAACGCAGACAAACTACGGCCAGCTGACACTGAAAGCCGGGGCAGAGAAAGGCAGCTCGGAATGGATTGCTATGTCACTGGCCGGTGCTCCCGGACTGCAGATTAACCAGAAACAACAAAGTATAACCCCTATAAATAATTAAGAACTATGAGCATTTTGAACTTCATCGCATTGACAGTGGCTGCAGCAATAGCTGTTGCAGCCGTGGGTGTGGCCATCTACAAATGGCTGTGGAACACTAAGGCTGACTTCAGCCCGAGAGAGAACGAAAAGAAAAGTAACTAACCATGTAACAGTTGAAGACTATGGGAAAAATGACTATCACCGGACAGCGGACGGAAGTCCGTTTCGAGTATCAGGATGACCGCGTCATTGTCACAGGTTCCTTCATGAATAGTTCCAGTGACGACGCGGTGAAAAACGTCTCGGCTAACATTTGCAAAAACAATGAAGGTCAGCCGGGTGACTTCGTGGGCAGCATCAGCGGCTACCGCGACAACCGCGGCATGTGCTACGGAATGAACGACGTGCCGGAAGACTACCTGGACGACGTTCATGCCGCTATTAAGGCAATTGGACAGTTGGTGACCAATGACGGAGAGGAGGTGGCCGATGAATAAAAATTTCAAGCCAGCCGAAATCCCCTTTAAGGATGTCAATGGCGAGCCTGCCACGTGGGATGCACGTAAAGACCTTGGTAACCTACTCTACATGAAGGGACGCAGACTCCCTGAATGTGAGTTAGGCGTTAAAATCTTCCACCTGAAGAAAGAGGAAGGGATAGAACTGAATGAGGAAAGTAAGGAGTCACTCGAATGGGCTGCCCAGTTCTATCCCTATGTATTGGGTACGGCCCTGAAGGAATATATAAAGTAAGGAGGTGCCATGATGGATTTTGAAGGTACAGACAAGAAATACAAGGTGGAAGCGACCCTTGAAGGATTCTCACAGGACAGTGACGACTGGCAGGTGACCATCCTGAATAAATACGGACGCGTCATCGCCCACCTGCCCAAACAGAAAATGACGAGGGCCGAGGATGGATGGTACTTCATGCTGAATGCTCTTCCTGCTGGAGAATATTACGCCATATTCCAGGCAAGGGTACCAGATGATGACTTCGAAGATGGCTTCCGTGACATCACTGACAAACAGCACCTCTGCTCAATACCCAATGGCCATTGCATACCAGTAACAGGGAAGTACTGCCACTGTGCCGGGATGAACAAACTGATCGTGGTATATACTGCTACTGACAAGACGTTCATAAGATACCCGTACGCACAACTGAGGGACTTCTATCACACTAAGATCATTACCTCTAACGGTATGAACGTGAAAGTGAAAATGACTAATATCTAAATAAATGAACAATGGAAAAAGACTTTATTATCAGACAAACAGATCAAGAGCTGCAGCAGCTTCTTGACAAGGTGCAAAATCCTGACACCACTCCTCAGGAAAATAGTGATCAGCTGCTTACCAGTGGCGCGGCCTTTGAAGCTTTGAAGGAGAAGCAGGAAAAAATAGAGGACCTTGATAACATTCGCGAAGGTGCTGGGGAGGGTGCCGCCGCCCTGAAGGCAATCTGTCCCGTTACATGGGAGAAACTGAAGGAACTGCGTGACAATGGGAAACTGAAACCGGGACAGTGGTACCGGATAACGGACTACCAGACCACCACAACCCAGCTGGACACACGGTCTGCCGGCCATCAGTTTGACATATTGGTGATGGCAGAAAGTGTTGATGTCCTCTCCGAGAATGCAATGGCCATCCAGCATACGACGGGCGAGGATGACTACTTCCATGACGCGAAACTGGAAGCTTGGGAACTGAAATACTGCCTGGACAATGACACAGACCGATTCGCCTGGGCAGATGCGGAGAACGGCAAGGGTGTCATCTACCAGATGAAGGACGAATGGGGTAACCAGTGCCCGTACGACTTCAAGAACATTCAGTTCAAACGCTGTTACTGCGAACTTGAAGAGTTCGATGGCAATGGCTGCTATCTTGCCATTCCTGGAATGACTACAGGCCCAGACAATGATACTCTCCCAGCACAGGAAGACGATAACTTCATCTGGGTATATACCTTCTCCTGCCTGGCTTCTTTGGACGAAGATGTTGCAGATCACCCGGAACAGGCCGACGCGTCGATGGGGATGTTCAAAACGGAGAATGAAATGCAACCCGACTACGGCGACTCGCCGCGTCCGTCGAACAACATAATGGAGCCTTACTTCATTTCTCAAAGCATTGACGATGGCCCGCTGCTCAAAGTACGCGCCCTTCCTAATATCACCTTCCAGCAGTTCTTCACCGATGAATATAGTTACCATTGTTCTGAAAACCGCATCAGTGGTGCTTGTCACGATTGGAGCTGTAGATGCAAAAATTTCTATAACAATAATTTCTCTGAAGCAAAGGTAGAATATTGCTACTTTAGTGGAATTTACATTCAGTACAATACGTTTAGCGGATACGTAGAGAAAAACACCTTTAGCGGATACGTAGGGAACAACACGTTTAGCGGAAACGTGCAGTATAATACGTTTAGCGGATACATATATCAAAACACCTTTAGCGGAAACTTGTACGAAAGCCAAATCCTTGGTAAATGCCAGTATCTCCGCTTTGGCCAGAGTGGGCAAAACCTGCAGTATATACAGCAGGTCGGCGAATGTGTTGCCACCAGTTTGACAACAGTCAACGTTGCAGCTGACAAGAAATATCTGCAAGTGGTCACCGCAAATTCCGCTGGAAATATCATTGTTGAAACACCGTACGCTTAGACCTGATGTGTCACTATTTGTGTGCCTGTGGTGCACATTTAGTGACACAAAAGTAACTGACACAAAAGAAGATAACATCTGAAACATACTTAAAGACAAATGATTACGTTCTTTTTGCAAATCGAAAGTAATAACTATCCGCTAAACTATTACTCATTTGTTAAAGAATTAAATCATGTTACAGAAAGTAAGATTCAGACTTGTTTTCAATCGTGCCAGACGGCTTAACCGACAGGGTGAAGGTCTTGTGCAGATTGAGTGCTCTCAGGGTGGCCGCCGTATCTATATCTCCACCCATGTGTATGTTAAACCTGAATACTGGGGGGCAGGATTAGTTAAGGACCATCCGCTGGCTCAAGGGCTGAACGCAGCCCTGATGCAGATGCTGATAGAAATTGAGAATATTGAACTGGAGTATGTGCGACGTGGCGTATGCCCAACACTTATCATGATTCGCGAGGCCCTGAAAGAACATACATCTCCTGCTGCTAAATTACGTGATTTCATCACAGAAGTAATTAATAACAGTGACAGGAAAGAGCATACGAAGGAAGGCTACATGACGCTGCGTAATAACCTGGAGAAATTCAGAAAAGGCAGCCTGGTATCTGATATAGACCATCAGTTCATCGTGAAATATGAGTCATGGCTACGTCAAGAAGGACTGATGCATAACACTCGTGTGGGAAGACTGCGCATGCTTAGGGCAGTCATGAACGAAGCAGTGGCAAGGGAAATCATTGCCAGAAATCCCTTTGACAGATACCAGATACCTCAGATGACACCTAAGCGTGGTTTTATTCCCGCTGATAAGCTGCGCAAACTGGAGAAGATGAAGGTCGCTGGTAAGAAAGAGGAACTGGTGCGGGATGCTTTCCTGTTCTGCTGTTATACGGGACTCCGATTCAGTGATATGGTGACGCTCAGATCTACTCACATCAGTCCCGACGGATGGATTAAGAAACACATGGTGAAGACCGGATTCGTCGTGGAGATTCCCATGGCAGAGATCTTTGACGGGGCAGCGCTTGCCATCATCAAAAGGTATGGTGCCATCGAAAAGCTGTCAACCAAATTGGGGCAGAATGGAACAGTCAACCAGATACTGCACAGACTGTTGACTGCCATAGGAATAGATGAGGATTATACGTTTCATACAGCACGCCATACCTTCGCACAGCTGCTCCTTCATCAGGGACTGCCAATGACGGCAATACAGCAGATGCTGGGACACCGGAAGCTGGAGACTACACAGATCTATGGTGAACGCGACCGACAGACGCTGCTGACGGAAATGAGAAAGGCAATAAAAACAAAAAACAAAACGAAATGAAAAGAATCATTACAGGGAGCCGCGCCTTCTTCAGCGGCATGGAAGGCTTCAAGCCAAAGGACTGTGACGTGATAGTTATCGTGAATAACAAGGAGGTGCCGTTCAAATGGATGAGACAGACATCTAACGGTTCCGTTGATGTCTTTGAGATTGTCCGGCACCCGAAAGCTAAACTGATATCACATGCTGTGGATAAGGCCCAGCCTATGGCCATCGCACGGTTCCTTACTCCTGCTTTCGCCAAGGAGATAGGTCTGCATCCGTCTGACCTGCCCGCATTGAGACCGATGCGGGAGAACCTGGACTATAAGCATGAATATCTGGGCATTATCTATGATGCGTATGTCAGCAACAGCAGCTTTGAGTTGACTGACGACCAGCGCCAGGCTGCCTTCGATGTTTATCTGAAATATCGGAAATGAATAAGATAGTAAAGTGGATTTAAGACAGCCACCGCCTGCAGCATCTTGCTGGAGGCGTGGCCGTCGGACTTTGACTTTGTGCTTCTTGTTTTGTATTTTCATAACGCTCACTTTGTCGTTATCTTTGCAATAAAAAACCGGAGATATGACGAACAACACAAAAGACATCGTACAGTACTCCTGCGCAGTGTTCTCGCTGGTGGCAGGCATTACCCTGTGCTACATCAACTTCCTGCTGACGGGAGACATCACTAACGGCGTGCTGGGATTTACCGGCATGTGCCTCAGTTTCACTGGGGGAGTATTCGGCATAGCCCTCTATGTCCGGACAAAGGTGGACCAGGAAGTACGTAACTATATGGACAAAATGAAGGAATAAAACACCCGGCACTATGGCAGACATGTTGATTTTAAAACCGTTCATACGGTCATGGGAAGGAAAGAAGTACACTAACCGGCGTAGCGACCGTGGCGGCCCGACGAAATGGGGCGTGACGATTGGCACCTATCGTGAGGTCTTCGGTAGCAGCAGGACCATCGCTGACCTGAAGAACCTGACGGAAGAGGAATGGGACACGGTGTTCCGCCGCTTCTGGAACAGGTGGAGGGCTGACCAGATAGAAAGCCAGTCGGTGGCCAACCTGCTGGTGGACTGGGTGTGGGGCAGCGGGAAATACGGCATAGTATATCCGCAACAGGTGCTCGGAGTGACACCTGACGGCATCGTCGGACCGAAGACGCTGAAGGCTCTCAACGATGCTGACCCCTCTACGCTCTTTTCTGCCCTGTGGAAACGGCGCAAGCTGCACTTCGAGAGCGTGGCCAGTGCTCCCGGGCAGGAGGTGAACCTGCCTGGATGGCTGAACCGGCTGAACGGCATCAAGTACCGGCGGCTGGTATGTAACGGTGGCAAGGTTGTCTGGTTCTAAACAGGTATCGATATGACGGACAAGGAATACTATGAGTGGCAGTACCGGCAGATGGCCGGGCGGCAGGGCTGCTGGGGCCCGGTGATGATGGCCTGCATCATAGTGGCCGTACTGCTGATGCTGTGCGGCTGCAGGACGAAGTATGTGCCCGTAGAAACTGTCAAGACTGAGATAGTACACCAGACGGACACCGTAGAGAAGAAGGTGGAGGTCAATAAAGAGACCAATACCATTATACGTGAAGGAAGGCCAGAAGACAGCGTGCTGCTGGCAAAGTTAGGAATCAAGTTGGCGGCTAATGAGCGGCTGTTGATAATTCAGCAAGAGCAGATCAACAGCCTTTTGAGTGACCTCAAGGAGTTGCATTACAAGGATAGTGTTCGTGTTGACAGCATACAGGTTCCCTATCCTGTGGAAAGGGAACTTTCCCGCTGGGAGCAGGTGTGCGTGGACTACGGTAAGATAATGATGGGCGTGACGGCCTTCAGCGTGGCTGCTGCGGTACTGGCCGTCATCATGTATGTACGAAGGAAAATCAACCCTTAGAGGTATTTTGTTCTCTTAATCATAATATTAAGTTTTAGGTTTTTTAGTTATTGATTGTTGCCGCTGCCTGTGAAGGTGGCGGTTTTTTTCTTTCGTTTTTCCTTGCATATCCGGAAAATATTTTGTATATTTGCAGCGGTTAAGATGAAAGAAGGTATGGATATTCTGATGATCATATTAGCCCTGCTCGGCATCGTGCTCATTCCGCTCGGTGTGGTGGCCGGCTTTGGCTTGATGCCTGGTAAATCGCACAACATGCCTACAAGGCCTGTGCAGCTTCAAGTCACGGAGGGAGGCTATGGCATGTTCTTCGTCCGGTGGTCAACTTATGACTATGGTGACAAGATGTACCATGCCAGGCTGGAACAGCGGGCGGCCGACGAAACGAAAATAGTGTCCGCGCCTTCAAAAGAAGGACTCGAGAAAGAGGTCAGGAGGGTGTTCTGCCAGTGGCAGAAGGAATGGCCGGAGAAGAACGGATGGCCTCTGGAACTGCTCGATAGTTAGTATTTTCAATAATAAATGATAAGCGGTATATTTGCATAAAATTGTAGATATACCGCTTATTTTTATGAACAACGAGACTTTTTCTGCCAGAATAGTTATCAATTCCAGTGAGGCTCAGAACAAGCTTAAAGAGCTGCAGGCTGAGCGTGAACGCCTGAGAAAAACACAGGAAGCACTTTACCGCTCACAGAAAAAAGAAGACCGCGAACTGGCCGCACAAATGCAGCGTAACATTGATAGCTGTAACCGGAAAATACGTGAGCAGCAAAAATACATCAAGGGGCTTGACACGTCGGTCAAGAACCTGTCAAACGCCTCCTATAAAGAGCTGGCAATGACGGTGAAGGCCCTTAATAAGGAACTGCGCAGCGGACACGTGAAGCGCAACAGCCAGGAGTGGAATGAGCTGACTCGGAGGATAAGGGAGTGCAAGGCAGAGATGGTGCGTATGAATGCTGCTACGGAGGTTTCTACGTCGGTATGGCAGAAGTTCTTCAGATTTCTGAATAACAGCTGGGGTGGGGTGACTGTCCTCATCGGCAGCATTACCGGACTCTCCATGACCGTAAGAAAGTGCGTCCAGGACTATGCCGACATGGAGGAAGCTATGGCGGATACCCGCAAATACACGGGACTGACGGCAGCCCAGGTAAGGGAGCTGAATGAGAAGCTGAAAACAATGGACACACGTACCGCAAGGGAACAGCTGAACGAACTGGCAGGGGCCGCAGGACGCTTGGGTAAGACGTCGAAAGAAGACATTGTTAATTTTGTGGAAGCCGGAAACATGATCAACGTGGCTCTGGGTGACGACTTGGGAGAAGGGGCCATTGACCAGATAGGCAAGCTGACAATGGCCTTCGGAGAGGATGAGAAAAAGGGACTGCGTGAAGCCATGCTGGCTACTGGCTCTGCGGTCAACGAACTGGCGCAGAACTCTGCCGCCAAGGCAGGATACCTGGTGGACTTCACGGCACGCGTGGGGGCTTTCGGCAAACAGCTCGGACTGACTCAGGCACAACTGATGGGATTCGCCGCCGTCATGGACGAAGGACTGCTGCAGGACGAGATGGCGGCAACGGCATTCGGTAATATGCTCACCAAGATGCGTAGCGACACCGAGAAATTCGCACGTATCGCCGGCATGGACGTGAAAGAGTTCGCACGCCTGATCGACGAGGATGCCAACGGTGCCGTCCTCCGGCTGGCTGACAACCTGAAAAGACAGGATGCGGCCACCATGATGAAGATGCTCGACGACATGGGACTGGACGGCAGCCGGGCCGTGGCGGTAATTTCTACATTGGCCGATAAGATTGACGATGTACGCCGCCATCAGCAGCTGGCAACTAAGGCTTACGAGGAAGGTTCTTCTGTCGTGGATGAATACAACACGATGAATAATACAGTACAGGCTGAGCTGGAAAAGGCGAAAAACAAGTTCCATGAACTGTCTGTTGAATTGGGCGAGAGACTGAGACCTGTCGTGACATACACCATCAGCGCAGGATCCATGGCAGTGAAGGTCCTGGCTGAACTGACAGACTTTATTACCCGGTACCGCACGACGCTTGTTACTCTTACAGCAGCTATTATCGCATATACGGTCGCTGTCAATGGGCAGAACATGGCGGCTAAGCTGCAGGTGTTCTGGAATGAGAAGGTTATTGCCTCTTTCCGCTCGTTGTACAGGGTGATGCTTGCTCATCCTTACCTGGCTGTGGCAACGGCCGTCATGACTGTAGTGGCTGCTCTTGTGGACTTGTCAAAGAAAACGGACGATGCTGCAGCTGCTGCCAGAAGACTGGATGAAGTCAACCGGCAGGCCGCGGCCGATGCCGAGAGTGAGACAAGGACGCTCAATAAATTGGTAGAAATTGCGAGGAATAAAGCCCTCTCTGACACTGAAAGAAGAAAGGCTATTGAGGAAATTAATAAGATTAGCCCTGAATACCTGGGCAATCTGGATATGGAGAGTATCAATACGCAGAAAGCGGACGTGGCCATCAAGAACTATACGCAGTCCATTCTGCTTAATGCCAAGGCCAAGAGACTGGCGGCCCAGATTGATGAGCTGGAACAAAAGAAAATGGAAAAGCGTAACCAGCTGTCTGAAGGTGAGTATTCACGATGGTACGACGGATGGCTGACCATGTGGAACAGTGCCGCTGAAAAACTTGACCGCTCTCTGAATGCTGCACAGTCGTTTGTCTTCCATGGCAACCTGAAAGGATGGAATGAGACGTCAGTGACTGAGGAAAACGGCTATTACACTAATACGGCAAGCCTGGCTGTTTCCAGATACAGGAAGGAAGTGACCAGTCTGGAGGATGAGGAGAAACGGCTGAACGAAGTGCTGGAACAGACCACTGAGCAAATGGTGAAGATTAAGGCAGCGGCTGAAGAAGCTGCACCCGGCGGTTCCCCAGCCCCACCCTACACGCCCGCACCCGCAAAGAGTGGGAGAGGGGGCAGGACAACCACCAGGGACACCACGGAAAAGGAGCTCCGCGAACGTAACGAGGCCATCAAGGCGGCCAACGATGAGCTGCTGGCCATGAACATGGCGGCATACGCTGCGGGCGAAATCAACTACCGGGACTATCTGGAGAAGGAGCAGCAGCTGCAGCTGGCAGGCATTCGCAAGCGCATGGAGCTGTATGGCGAGGGAACTGACGAATACAAGAAGCTGCAGCTGAAGGAGCAGCAGCTGCTCCGGCGTGGTACCGAGGAACAGCAGCAGCTGGAGCTGCACGACATGGAACGCCAGCACCGTGACCTCATAGAGCAGCTGAAGCAGGACTTCGAAGACCGGAACAGCAGCATCTACCAGAACGAGGCGGCCCTGAATGAGGCACTCTTCCAGGCTGACTATGACTACCTGCAGCTGAAGGCGGAGCTGTACAACAAGGGCTCGCTGGAACGTATGCAGGTGGAGGAGGAAACCGAGGACCTGCTGCGCCAGCACCAGCTGGAGCGGGAACAGTACTACCAGGAGTCGCTGGAGAGCCTGCGCGAAACGTACCTCGGACAGTCGTCGGAGAAAAGAAAGACCCTCGAACTCAATGCCCTCGATGAGCTCTTCCGGCAGGGACTCATCAAGGAAGAGGAGTACCAGCAGGCACGCCTGCAGATACAGGCACGCTACGCTCAGGACTCCGCAGCCGGTTCCGTAAGCGGAGACACCGCCTCCGCTGCCTTCAAGGTGGCCAGGCAGCAGGCTGGTGACGCCAACGCCCAGAACCCCTGGACGGGCGACCTGACGAACCTGCAGAACCAGACGGCGGCCCTGAAGGAAATGTACCAGAACGACGAGCTGACGCATGCGGAGTACCTCGCGGCCAAGGCCATGGCCGTCGATGAGTTCGTTGAGAAGACGCAGGAGAAGTACGGCGCCGTCTTCGAACAGCTGGGCAATCTGTATAATGCCGCCAGTGCCTACGCCAAGGCTTCCTCTGACTACGAGGTGGCCGTCGTCACCAAGAACTATGACCGCCAGATAGAGGCTGCCGGCAATAACCAGGCGAAGGTCAAGAAGCTGGAGGAAAAGAAGCAGAAGGAAGTGGCCGCCATCAAGAAGAAGTCGAACGACCGTGCCATGAAGATGGAGATGGCCCAGGCGCTGGCCAGCACCGCCATGGGGGCCATCAATGCCTATACGTCGGCCGCTCAGGTGCCGTTGGTGGGCTATCTGCTGGCTCCTGTGGCAGCAGCTGCTGCTCTCGCTGCGGGTATGCTGCAGGTGGCCACCATCAAGAAACAGCACCAGGCAGAGGCCGCAGGCTATTACGAGGGTGGCTACACGGGCGGCCGTGACTACCGCAAGAAGGCGGGCGTGGTGCACGAAGGGGAGTTCGTGGCCAACCATCAGGCCGTCAACAACCCCGCCATCGTCCCCTTCCTGGACTTCATCGACCGGGCACAGAAGAACAATACCGTAGGCTCGCTGACCATGGACGACGTGCGACGCACGGTGGGTGGCAGTTCCAACGCCTCCGTCATCGCCCCTGTGGTCAATGTCCAGACCGACAATGAGGAGCTGAGACTGGAGCTGCAGCAGCTGCGCGACACTAACGAGCAGCTGCGCGAAGCTGTCAGCCAGGGCATACCGGCATACATGGATACTGAACAGGCCAAGAAGGCACTTGACCATCTGGAGGCCCTGAAGGCAAAAAAATAATCTTTAATTCGTAAACTGACATGACACAATTACTCCTCTCCAAGGACGACGGCAACAGCTGGCAGCGCGTGTACTTCAGTGCTGAGTCCAATGGGTTCAAGCTGACGCGGGAGAACCCGTACTTCACTTCGTCAGAGACTTATACGCTGGACGTGAGCCTGCCCATGGATATTCTTGAGAACCGGCAGTTCCTGCAGAACCTGCAGCGCATCGACACCTCGAAACCGATGATCAGCATGAAGTGCCGGCTCATGGTGGACAACCGCCTGGTACTCGTCGGCACGGCACGCGTCACGCAGGTCACCCACCTGACGGTGAAGGTGCAGCTGCTCGGGGGACGCAGCGAGGTGAACTTCCTCGGCAGTGACGACTACATCGACGAACTGCCCCTCGGAAGGGTCAATGCCGCTACATGGGCTGACGATGAAGAGGTCGCCGTGTCGGTGGTGACGGACGAGACGAAGGGGGCATCCACCTCCTGCTGGCAGTTCCAGCTGCTCTTCCTCGTCAGGAAGGTCCTCGGGCACTACGGCTTCAGCCTCGACCAGTGCGACATCGACCGTGAACCGTGGAACAGGCTCTTCGTGGCCACGGCAAAGCGGACGGCCGTCTATGCCCATGTGCTGCCGCACTGGACGCCGCGTGAGTTCCTGACTGAGGTGTGCCGCTTCTTCAACCTCACTATGCAGATTGACGAGGTGGCCAAGACGGTCAGGCTCCTGGCTGTGCCTGAGTTCTTCGCTGGTGCCCAGCTCGTGAAGATTGTTCCTGTGGAGGAATATACCGTGGAAATGGCCGAAGAGAGCGACGCACGGGCACTGGCTGCTGACAACCTGATGTTTGACATGTCCTCGTCACCCTCACATGACTATGACATCATTCCGGAGGATGTCCGGGAGAATGTCAGAACCGTTGACTACCCGGCCTACGACGCTGCAGCAGCTGCTTACGAGAGCATGGGGGAGGATGAGCGAATGCGCCAGGTGTTCCGCTGCCCTCTTGGCAGCTTCGCCGGGTGGGACTTTGACTTCAGTGCCTTCGGCCTGCAGTCATCGCTGGTCATGCTCACTCAGATTGACGTGTTCCGGCCCCTCATGCGCGAGAACGCTGCAGGCGACACGGAGCTGAAGATTGTTCCGGTGGCCATCGGCGACTGGGACACCAGCGTGCACTGGGGCAGTGACGAAGGTGGATATTCCGTCACGCAGCACACCATAGGCCCCACACTCGAAAACCCCACGGGCAACGAGCGGACAACAGTGTCGCTGAATGGCATATTCGGAGGCAATATGACCGGTGCCGGTGAAGAGGAGTCGGCCACTGTCCAGGAATATGTCATGGGCGACGAGACGGTCACCAAGAAGGGCGAGAAGGAGGACCGACTGCAGGTCATGTTCATCGACGACGTCATGCAGAAGGCTGTACGTGTCAGATCCGACGACCCGGAGAATTTCGTCCAGTACAATGTCCGTGCTGGCTTCACTGACTGGCGCTTCCGGCAGAACCCGCTGTCCTCCTCTCACAGGCTGTGGTCCCTCTCGCTGAACCCTACCGATGCCACCTACTACCTCGGGCAGCTGCACCGCAACGGCTTTTCTTTCAACATGAAGGCACGCCATGTCTTCCGCTTCTATGCCGAACAGATGCCGGACCCTGCCAGCGTCTTCATCGTCCGTAACAAACGCTACGGATGCGAGAAGATAGAGGCCTCAGTCAATGAGGACGGCTTCGACCACCTCATGACAGGGTATTTCTACGAAATGACATCATAACTTCTTTTGTTTTAGATCACAGGTACCCGTCGTAGTTCTTCAGCGCCTCATTGGCAGCCTGTATGTCCTTCGGTGTGTAGGTGTCGGTAATCAGGATGCTCGAGTGGCGGGCCTGGTCACGCACCGTCAGCACGTCATGGTTAGCCCTGAGCATGTTCGTGATGCCGGTGTCCTTCAGACTGTAGAACTTGTACTGCTCAGGCAGGTCAAGATCCTTGCGCACACACCGTGTCCAGTAGTCACGGAACATCTTCTCCGACTTCCGTTCACGTCCTGGCTTGAAACCGTCACTGAACAGGTAGTAGTGGCTGGGGAACCGGAATACCTCCAGCTCCAGCATCAGGCGTATCACCTTCGCCGGGAGCGTGATGACGGCATCGTTGCGGTTCTTCGTGTTCTCACCGTGCAGCAGCAGCGTCTGGCTCGACGGCCGGATGTCGCCTATTGTCAGAAATGTCATCTCATGCGGACGGATGAACAGGTAGTGCAGCAGGTAGCAGGCCAGCAGGAAATGACGGTTATTCTTATAAAGGTATTCGCGTACGCGCGTAAGGACATCATTCGGAATCACTGAGCGGTTCTTCTTCTTTGCCCGCCGCTGCACCATCATCATGCCTGCCGTCGGGTCGGCGTTCAGATACGTGCGCTGCAGCAGCCACCGGCTGAACGTCTTCAGCCAGGCCAGGTAGTTGTTGCGCGTCTGGAGCGTGTTGTTACGCTCAATGAAGACATAGTCCAGGAACTCACCGACACGGTGCCTGTCCAGCTGGAAGATGTACTGCAGCCCGCGCTCTGCCGCCCAGTGCTCCAGTACCCTGAGGTAGCTCAGGTAGCTGGCCAGGCTCTCTTCACGCATGTCGTCGTCCTTCACCAGCTTGTGCAGGTATTCACGGTAACGCTCAGCCACCACCGCAAACGTAGTGTATTCAACGGGCGACGACTGCTCTATCCAAGGGTTCCAGCCGCTCAGAAGCCGTTCCTTCACCCGCTCGATGATGCGCCGGGCATGCTGCCGCTGCGCCGCCTTACCCTTGATTCGGCCGAGCATGATCTTCTTACGGTGCAGCTTCCCGATATTGGGGTCGAAGGCATAGAAACTGACGAACACTTCCTTCCCCTGGTGGAAGGTTGGCTCTGTCCATCCTCTCACGTACGAAAGTGTTTCCGAGTTTGAAAAATTCATTTTTTTACTCATTTCATTTGGCCGAAATGAGTTCTGAAGTTATTTCCTTTACTGGTCGTACTGTCCGATGACTGTCCGACTTTTTTAACCAAACCGAGGACAAATTGCTGTGTTTCAGCTCTTTGTCCTCGATACTGTCGGGATTACTGGACTCGAACCAGCGACCTCGCGCCCCCCAGACGTGTGCGCTACCAACTGCGCTAAATCCCGATCGTTTGCTCGTAAGCGGATGCAAAGGTACGTAGTTTTTCTGAAACTTGCAAATTTTTTCCTCACTTTTTAGCGAAAAGTTTTATAATTAATGTTATTTATGCAATTTCCTTGGTGCAAAAAGAAAATATTTCGTACCTTTGTGAGTTATTTAATATATAATAAGGTATAAGGACCACTATGCAATATACGATAGAAGCCCCCGAAAGGCTTACTCAGACCATTAAACTGCCGGCATCGAAGAGTATCTCGAACCGGGCGTTGGTCATATACGCTTTGTCAGGTGGCAGCGTGCTGCCGGAGAACCTGAGTGACTGCGACGACACAGAAGTAATGATAAGGGCGCTGCGCGACATGCCCGAGGAAATCAATATTAAGGCAGCAGGAACGGCCATGCGCTTCATGACCGCCTACCTGAGTGTGCTCGACGGCCATTGCCACACGCTGACGGGAACGGAGCGCATGAAGCACCGCCCCATAGGTCTGCTGGCAAACGCCCTGCGCCATCTGGGAGCCGACATTTCCTATCTGGGTGAGGAGGGCTTCCCGCCGCTGCGCATCAGAGGACAGGAATTGCAGGGCGGCTTACTGGAGATTCCCGGTAACGTGAGCTCACAATACATCTCTGCACTGCTCATGATAGGCCCCGTACTGAAGAACGGGCTGACGCTGCGTCTGACGGGTTCCATCATTTCGCGGCCGTATATTGACCTGACACTCTCGGTCATGCACCAGTTTGGGGCAGAGGCAGAGTGGACGGACATAGACACCATTCAGGTGGCTCCTGTTCCCTACAAGGAGCGTTCTTACTACATTGAGAGCGACTGGAGTGCCGCGTCTTACTGGTATGAGATGATGGCACTGTCGCAGAACGAAGACGACGAAGTCAGGCTGGAAGGGCTGATGGATGGCTCTCGTCAGGGTGACTCGTCGGTGCGCTACATCTTCAGTCTGTTGGGTGTGAAGACCACCTTTGGCACCACTGAGCCTGGCAAGCCCACCACTGTGACGCTGCGCCGCAACGGGCACTGCGTGCCCCGTCTTGACTATAACTTTGTGAACTCGCCTGACCTTGCGCAGACCTTCGTAGTGTGCTGTGCGGTGATGGGGGTGCCGTTCCATTTCCGTGGACTCTCAACGTTGAAAATCAAGGAGACCGACCGCATCAAGGCACTGAAGACCGAGATGCGTAAGCTGGGCTTTGTCCTTAGCGAGGGTGACGGCACGGAGCTTATTTGGAGCGGTGAGCGTTGTGAGCCGGACCTTGAGCCAGGCATTGACACCTACGAGGACCACCGCATGGCTTTGGCTTTTGCACCGGCAGCTTTCCGCATCCGTGGATTGAAAATCAATCAGCCGCAAGTGGTGAGCAAGTCGTACCCCCGCTACTGGGACGACCTGGAGGCTGCGGGATTTTGCATTATGCACAATTAAATCGAAACTTGAAAATTCGTAAATCGCAAATAAAAAAAGATGTCTTTCGTCCTGATAATTATAGGTTCCATCATTGTGTTGGGAGTCATTGCCGCCCTGTTGTCGTGGGGTGACAAGGATGAACCCATTGTGAAGGGCGAAAGCGACTGTGCCTCCTGTACCAGTCAGGATGATTGTAAGTTAAAGGAGTTGAAGTGCCGAAAAACAAATCTTTTGCTCCTCGTGCCTTTCCTTCTGATGCTGTTGTCGGCTTGTGCCACCAAGCAGAATACGGCGAAGTCGCGTTTCTTCCATGCGTTCCATGCCCGCTACAACATCTACTTCAATGGCTCGCAGGCTTTTATCGACGGTAGTCTGGAGCAGGAGAAGGGTAACCATGACAACTTTACCGAGCTGTTGCCGCTGTATGCTGTAGCCAATAAGAACACCCGGACCATTGGTGCCGGACAGTTTGACCGTGCCATAGAGAAGTCGGAGAAGGCCATCCGCCGTCATAGCATCAAGCGTAAGCCCGAATGGAACAAGGGTCGTAAGAAGACGGCCAAGGACATTGAGTGGCTGAACCGCCGTGAGTATAACCCCTTCATCTGGAAAGCCTGGCTGTTGTTAGGCAAGTCACAGTTTCAGAAAGGTGAGTTCGAAGAAGCCGCTGCTACCTTCTCCTACATGAGCCGACTCTACCAGACGCGTCCCCACATCTATGGCATTGCCCGTGCCTGGCTGACCAAGAGCTATACGGAGTTGGGCTGGTACTACGAGGCAGAGGACGTGATACGCAACATGAAGCGTGACTCCATGGACTTCCGTGCCGTGAAGGACTGGGACTACGCTCATGCCGACTACTACATACGTACCGGGCAGTATGCCGAGGCTGTGCCCTACCTGCGTAAGGTCATCAAACATGAGCGGCGCAGAACCCAGCGAGCCCGTGAGTGGTACCTCATGGGGCAGCTGCAGGCCAGGTTAGGCAACCGCGAAGAGGCTTTCCGTGCCTTCCGCAAGGTGTCGCGAATGAATCCCCCTTACGAGCTGGACTTCAATGCCCAGATAGCACAGACGGAGGTGATGGCCCGTGGACAGGCCAAGAAGATGATCAGCAAGCTGAGGCGCATGGCCTCGTCAGATAATAACAAGGACTATCTTGACCAGGTGTATTACGCCATAGGAAACATCTACCTGTCAGAACGTGACACGCTGAAGGCCATCGACGCCTATGAGACGGGTAACAAGAAGGCAACGCGCAGCGGCATAGAGAAAGGTGTGCTGCTGCTGAAGCTGGGTGACCTGTACTGGACATGCGAACGTTACAGCGACGCACGCCGCTGCTATGGTGAGGCCATCGGTCTGCTGGACCGTGAGCGTCCTGACTATGAACAGCTGTCGAAGCGCTCAAAGGTGCTCGACGAGTTGGTGCCCCACACCGAGGCCGTCCATCTGCAGGACTCGCTGCAGGAGCTGGCCCGCATGCCCGAGGCAGAGCGTCTGGCCGCCATTGACCGGGTTATCGATGCGCTGAAGAAGAAGGAGGAGGAAGAACGTCGCCTAAAGGAAGAGCAGGAAGTTGAGCAGGCTCTCCAGGAGCGGGCCGGTGAAGGCGACAAGAATAATGTCCCGCAACCCACCACGCAGCCTACGGCCGGTCAGCAGGGGCTGTGGTACTTCTATAATCCGCAGGCGGTGAGCCAAGGTAAGCAGGCCTTCGAGCGCCAGTGGGGCAGGCGAGAGAATGTTGATAACTGGCGGCGTAACAACCGTACGGTGGTGAAACTTGACGACCTTACTGAACCCGAAGGCGACGAAGTCATGACCGACAGCCTTGGCAATGTCATTGAGCCTGTTGAGGGCGAAACGCCTGAAGAACAGGCTGACTCTGCTGCCCTCGACCCCCATAACCGTGAGTACTACTTGGCACAGATCCCGTTTACCGAAGAACAGCTGGCAGCCAGCAATGCCCTGCTGAGTGATGGGCTGATGAATGGCGGCGTCATCTTCAAGGACAAGCTCGACAACCTGCGTAAGAGTGAGCAGTACCTGTCGCGTCTGACGCGTGACTTTACCGACTATGCCCGTAACGATGAGGCTCTCTACCACCTGTGGCTGCTCTACTCACGTCAGGGCCGTACCGCCATGGCCCGTGACTGTCTGAACCGTCTGAAGCGCGACTACCCCGAAAGTCAGTGGACTATTCTGTTGAGCGACCCGTACTTTGTAGAGAATGCACGGTTTGGCGTACACATTGAGGATTCGCTCTATGCCGCTACCTACGATGCCTTCCAGGCAGACCGCACGGGTGAGGTGATGGGCAACGCACGCATCTCCACCGAGCGCTTCCCCTTAGGTGCCCACAGGCCGAAGTTCCTCTTCGTTGAGGGTCTGACGCTGCTCAATGCCGGTCAGGCCGACAGCTGTCTGGTACGCATGAAGGAGGTGGTTGAGAAATTCCCCGACAGCGAGGTGAGCTCCATTGCCGGCATGATAGTGCGTGGCGTACAGGAAGGCCGTCGCCTGCATGGCGGTCATTTCGACATGGCTGACGTCTGGAACCGCCGTGATGCGGTCATGAACCAGCGTGACTCCGCCAGTGTTGACACGCTGAGCATTGAGCGTAACACCCGTTTCAACTTCGTACTGGCCTACAGGCCCGACTCCATCAATGGCAACCAGCTGCTCTATGAGCTGGCCCGCTATAACTTCACCAACTACCTGGTGCGCAACTTCGAGATTGAGGTGGAGAATGGCGATGGCGTCAGCCGACTGATGGTTCGCGGGTTCATGAGCTACGACGAGGTGCGCCAGTATGTGCGCATGCTCTATGCCGACCCGCTGATGAAGGAACGGCTGCAAGGATGCCGCCACCTCATGATTAGTGACGAAAACCTGCAGAAGCTCGGCATCTCGTTCAGCTACAACGACTACGACGAGTTCTACGAGCGTGAGCTGGCTCCACTCGACATCAGCAAAGACCCGCTGCTGAGTGACCCTGCCACCATTGAACAGGAGGTAGAGCCGGAAGAAGAGGAGGAAGAGCAGGGCGGCAACAGCGATGATGACCTCTTCGGCCCGTCCTCTCCTGGCAACTTTAATGGTGACATTGAGTTCGACGAAGACTTCTACCGGTAAGGGCGAAGGGCGAAGGGTTGAGCGTTGAGGGTTGAGCGTTGAGCGTCAAAGGGCGAAGACTGAAGGTCAAAGGTCAAAGGTCGAAGGTCAAAGGCTGAAGGTCAAAGGTCAAAGGTCAAAGGGAGCTCCCCAAAGCCTTAGGCCAGTACCCTTAGACCTTAGACCGGGTCCCTTAGACCAAAAACAATAAAATTCGATTATCGTAAATAGAGAAAGATGACTAACGGACTACTACTATGGGCTGACGACGAGATGGAACTGCTCCGTCCCCATCTGCTTTTCCTTGAGAAGAAAGGCTACGAAGTAATCACAGTGACCAATGGCCCCGATGCCATTGAACAGTGCCAGAAGCAGAACTTCGACTTGGTGCTGCTCGACGAGATGATGCCGGGCCTCTCCGGCCTCGACACCCTGCAGCGCATCAAGGAGGTGGCACCCTCCGTGCCCGTCGTCATGGTAACCAAGAGCGAGGAGGAGGACATCATGAACCAGGCCATTGGCCGTAAGATTGCCGACTACCTCATCAAGCCCGTCAACCCCAACCAGATACTGCTGACGCTGAAGAAAAACATCCACCGGCGCGAACTGGTGACCGAGGAGACACAAAGCGGCTACCAGCAGCAGTTCCAGCAGATAGCCATGCAGATAATGGACTGCCGCACCTGGCAGGACTGGACCGAGGTTTACCGCCGGCTGGTGCACTGGGAGCTGGAGCTCAGCTCTACCGACTCGTCGATGATGGAGATGCTGCAGATGCAGAAGGAAGAGGCCAACCTCGGCTTCGCCAAGTTTATCAAGAAGAACTACATGGACTGGATAGCCTCCCCCAGTCGGGGTAGGCTGGAGGGGACCGGGGATAGACCGGGGGCTCCTATCCTTTCTCCTGACCTCTTCAAGACCAACGTCTTTCCCCGGCTCAATAACGGCGAAAAGGTGTTCCTCGTGGTGTTCGACAACTTCCGCTACGACCAGTGGAAAATGATAGAGCGTGAGCTGAGCGACCAGTTCGAAATTGACGACCAGCTCTACTGCAGCATCCTGCCCACCGCCACACAGTATGCCCGTAACGCCATCTTCTCAGGTCTGATGCCTGACCAGATAGCCCGCATGTTCCCCGACCTCTGGGTCGATGAGGACGAGGAGGAGGGCAAGAACCTCAACGAGGCACCGCTCATCCAGACACAGCTGGACCGCTACCGCCGCCACAACACCTTCTCGTACCACAAAATCAACACCTCGGCAGAGGCAGAGCGCTTCCTTGCCCAGCTGAACACGCTCGACAGGTACGACCTGAACGTCGTCGTGTTCAATTTCATCGACATGCTCTCACATGCCCGTACCGAGTCGAAAATGGTGCGCGAACTGGCCAATAACGAGTCGGCCTATCGCAGCATCACCCTGTCCTGGTTCCGCCATTCGGTGGTCAGCGACCTGTTCCGCCAGCTGGCCATGACCGACTATCGCATCCTCATCACCACCGACCACGGCTCCATACGCTGCACCAGGCCCGTGAAGATTATCGGCGACCGCAACACCAATACCAACCTGCGCTACAAGTTAGGCAAGAACCTCTCTTACGACAACAAGGACCTCTTCGTCGTCAAGAACCCCCAGCAGGCGCAGCTGCCCGCGCCTAACCTCTCTACGAGCTACGTCTTCGCCGTGGGCGACTCCTTCTTTGCCTACCCCAACAACTACAATTACTACGTAAGCTATTACAAGGACACCTTCCAGCACGGAGGCATCTCCATGGAGGAAATGCTCATTCCGCTGGTCACAATGAAAAGCAAGAAACGATGAAAGAAATACGTATCAGCAGCCTGGCCGACATCGACCGCGCTGCCCGTGAGTTTATCAGCATCATAGCCGACCGCCGCGTCTTTGCCTTCTACGGCAGCATGGGGGCGGGCAAGACCACCTTTATCAAGGCTGTTTGCGAGGCCTTAGGCGTTCAGGACGTCATCACCAGTCCCACCTTCGCCATTGTCAATGAATATAGCCTCACCACAGCCCCCTCCAGCCTCCCCCGACTGGGGGAGGCTCTCTACCACTTCGACTTCTACCGCATCAAGCGCATAGAGGAGGTCTATGACATGGGTTACGAGGACTACTTCTACTCCGGTGCCCTTTGCTTCATAGAGTGGCCCGAACTCATTGAAGACCTGCTGCCCGGCGATGCCGTCCGCGTCAACATCGACGAACAGCCCGACGGCTCGCGCAGGGTAATGGTTGATGAATGAGACGAAACAGTAATGGTGTCGCCCCCATTGGTTTAGGCATAGAATCACTTGTGGGTGTTAATTATGTAGGCATGAAGCAACTTTTCTATATTCTGTATGCTCTTTGTGGTCTGTTACTGCTGTCCTGTGGACAGCGTAAAGGCGGTGCACTGGCAGTTATCGAAAGCATAGCCGACACGGATGCTGACAGTGCTGCCGTGCTTTTGTCGCAGTATGACACGCTGGAAGCATCAGTGGCTGACATGATGTATTACAAACTGTTGTGTGCAAAGGTCAAAGACCGCCGTGACGAGCTTGACATGAGCGATGCCCAGGCAGAGCAGCTGGTAACATACTTTGAGGAGGACGGTGACTATCGCCTGCTGCCCACGGCCTGTTATTACGGCGGCCGCATTTGTTCGGAAAACAGCAACGCCCCGCAAGCCCTTGCCTATTTCCGCAAGGCCGAGGTTCTGCTGACTGACAACCACACCCGTCCCATGCTGGATGATGACTGTGACAAGGCCCTGTTGAGCAAGGTGTATAGCCAAATGGGCTATCTTTTTGTAGATCGTCGTATGTACGACGAGGCCCGCCAATGCTCAGAGCAGTCGTACGAACTGGACAAAGCCATCCGCCAACGATAAATCACGGTTATAGTGATTATTTTTAATAATTAATTTGGTTGTATCAGAATAAGTTATTACCTTTGCCATCGTTAAGCAATACGTATTGGTAATACGAGGATGGGCGTCGTCTTTCTCCGTTCTGCATATTAATCAATTGAACCGACCCCATGTATTTCCATAAGTCAGCAAAAAACTAAGTACAGCACGGCCGTGCTTAATATTCAGCACGAGCGTGCTTAATATTCAGCACGGGCGTGCCTGATATTCAGCACGGGCGTGCTTTAC